TCTCGCCATGGTGAGGGGGATTGTGCATGCGCCATAACGCAGCCCGCGATCAACCACACCACCGCGGCGAAGATCGTAACCGTGCGTGCGAGTTTCATTGCTTGTCCTCCTTGTCCCTGTTATTGACGGGATGATTTAACGGTATGACGGTGACGCAGTCAAGGGAACTTGTTAAGCAAAGGTTAAGTTCCATTTTCGGGAATCCATATTTTGGGAACCCTTCTTTTAGTAAATGGTTAACGCCCACCGCCTGGCCAGCATCCCCGTGGGGCCGAACGCGGCCAAGCACCGCACCCCCACACGGCCACACGGCCACACCGCCGGGACCGCCTCGGCCCGTGCATTTGACCCCCCCGTCAACCATAAATGCCGAGGCCACACCGCCGGACCGCCGCGCCAGGCCGTCGCATCCCTAGAGATACGCATGGGTTAATCAATCCGTTACATATAAAGCAACCTTTATATGACAGTAGTGTGACAGTTACCCAAAGTTGTATAGCACGGTTCTTACACTAATGCCGAGAATTGTGGCAAAAATAAGATGGGTATCCTAAAAGTAGTGCAGGAACCATGCTCTACAACTTTTAGGATACCCATCTTATTTTTGCCACAATGATGAACAGACCATGGAGGGGTTCTGCGTGTCTCTAGAGACACGCATGAGGGATTACCAGAGGGGTGGCGCGTTGTTGTGCGAATTGGAACTTTTTGTAAGGGCTTGATACTGCGACATTATCCCACATGGACTCAATGAAATCAGGTATGCGAATTAGTTCCATGAGCTAAGTGCTTGACGGTACAACGGTTTTTGGCCTCGGTTCCATTAATTCGCACGTTTTTCGGGTTTTTCCAGATTGAGAGAGTGGGTAGTGCAGTGCTCACTTCACGAAAACGTGAACGGCGGTGTTTTGTGAACACCAGCATTGGAACCCGTGTGGAGCCGCACGGGGACAAGGGGAAGTAATAATAATAATAATAATTCTCTTAAAATTATTATTATTATTATAGTCATTGGGGTGTCTCTTAACTTCTCCGTAACCTTTATCACAACTTCGTGAAGTGAACACTCACTGTGGGGCCCCTCTCAATTTGGAAAATTGGCCAAAATTTGCGAATTACCTACTTAAAGGCGAGTGCAACATTGAAATCATTGAACTATTTCGGGTTCCAATTCGCACCACACCCAATAGTTGACCATGCGAATTAATGCGAATTACCACTAACCCGTTGGTAACTATAAACAACTTATCAGCTTGCCGGCCGCAGCCACTAGATTATGTTCGTTAGAGCCTCAACAGGAGGATGAGTATGGAGAGAGCAGAACGAGTGCACGTTGCCATAGCAGTTATTGCTATGTGGATCGTGTGTGTTGGACTAATGGTAGCGATTGCCGTCATGGCGCTGTGATGCGAGCGCGGAGAGAAACAGGCTATAGGAGCAAAGACAATGACCAAGCAAGAGTGGAGACGAGCACGGCTCACTGCATACGAGCGCGGCGAGTACATCATGGCAGTCCCGCCCGTAACAACTGGTGGCTGGGACAAGATCGCTTGGACGAACTGGGTGATTTTCAACAACCGGGAGCTTAACGGCTTCGACAACAGAGAGGAATAAAGCAATGACCGCACCTTTGACGCCTGCGCGGCTGGAAGACGCCGTCCTTCAGGAATATGAAAGGATCTATTACGCCATCCGCGATTGCATGAAGGGCACCCACGATGACGTCCTGGAATATCTAGCTTCTAGTGCTATCGATAATGCCGTCATCAGCGATGCAGCACAAGACACACTCACAGACCGCCGGGAGAATGAGGAATGACCGTAGGATTCACTTTGAAGATGACACTCTCACAAGCGCAGTTTATCGCCGGCCATCCCGATTTATCGATATTTACGCGGGAGGAAATTACCGAAGCGCTTGCCCGCCTGCAAGCCCCGAATGTCGTCGCGCGCATGCGAAACGTTCGAAATGAACGAACAATAGAGCGTTGGCGTGACCGGTTGGCACGCCTGCAAGACGAACTTGAGACAATCGCAAATCAAGATGAGGCCCGTAAACTCTAGGCCGAAACCGGCACGTTAGCGTGCTGGTCATGCCGTAATGCGGCATCTGATGAGGCTACTAACCTGCGAGGAGCGATCAACATGTACAAACCCAAGCATCTGAAACGTTGGACAATGCCGGCGAACTATTGTGGTGCCATGTGGCCCAATCATTACTCAAGTGGCTTTGGCCGATCCCGCGATAGCGACTGTCTTGAGCGAAGCAACTTCCGCGTCGCGCTAGCTGCACTGGGCGGCGAGAGCGACTGCGTGACCGTAGCTCGCGAAAGCCACTGGGCCGTGGGCTGGGTTGAGTGGGTGGCAATTGAGGCGGACGGCACCCCCGAAAGTGACGAAGCGCTAGCGATAGCAGACAAGCTGCAAGAGCGCGTTAGCAACTACCCCGTGCTGAACGAAGAAGACTTCTCCACGTTGGAGAGGGACGAAGCCGACGAGATCTGGGCTAACTGCTACAACGTGAAGGAGCGGGTGCGCTACATCCGCGCACACGCTTCACAGTTCGAATTCCACGACTATGCAGATCTACTCAATTGCGTGCGTGGCAAGTACTTCGCCGGGTATGCAAGTGAGTTAATCCAATAATCATCATCGGCAACCACCCCTGTTGCCGCAGGGCAAAAACTGCGAGGACAAGATGAAAATTCGCACAGACTTTTGGATGAAGCCTATCCCGCTACGGCATTTCGATTGGTCTGCTGTCGATGACGACAGCTACGACGGCCACGGCTCGCCTATCGGGCACGGAGCCACTGAAGCCGAGGCAATCAAAGACCTGATGTACCAACTAGCCGGCTACATGACCGATGAGGAATATGCGGCGGCAATGGGGCACGAACAACGCATCCGCGATGCAGAGGAGGGTTGAATAATGTCGCCGCCCATCAGACGCAGTGCACTGATTAGAACGCCGCAGCAATGCGCCGATCACATGACCTGGCGCCGTCGCTCGCACAACAGCGCTTTGCAATTCGCTCACAGCCGCGAACTCGACGCCGATACTACGGAAATGCGTTTGTATTGGCGCGAAGTTATCCGTTTAATATGGGAGAAAAGCAAGTCATGAACCCGATCGTTGCCTTTGTGCTGGTCTGCACCACGCCGAACTATACCGTGGTCGATCGGCTGCATCAGAACGAAGGCGCCTGTTTCGAGCAGCGCGCCTTGTATCAAACCAGCCATCCAAGCGTGCAGCATTGTCATTGCGTGCGCATGGTCGACGAAAGATTGCCGTGCGGCCTCGTTCCCAATACCTCCGACGGTCAGCCGCTTCCTTTCACCGTTGTGTCCCCCGATGAAACGCGGGTGCCTGCGGGCGGCTTCATGACTTTGCCGTATGGTAAGGTCGATCCCAAAGGCCCGCACTCGGTGAGCCCAAACTGATGACCAAGCTCAAAAATCTACAGATCATTCGCGGTTGCCTGATCTTCGATCCGGCCTTGGGCACGTTTTACCGGGTCTCCGAAAGCGCGGTGTATGTGCTGAAAGCGTTGCAGAACGACGCCTCACTGCCGGCATTGCGGGCTTGCTACGCAGCACGTTACGCGGTGCCGCTGTCGACCGCAGCGCGCGACATTGAGCTGTTCTTCAATGAGGTAAGACGATGAACATCGCCGTGAGTGGCCTACATCGCGGCGACAACCCGCAACCTGGACCGGCCGTTATTCGCAGCATCAAACGCGCTTACCCTGATGCGCAGATCATCGGCCTGAGCTATGACCCGCTCGAGTCCGGCCTGTTCAATGGCGACATCGACGCCGCCTATGCCATGCCGTTCCCGGGTAAAGGCGCCGCTGCGTTATTGAGTCGCCTTGACGCTATCCGCAAGGATCATCGCCTCGATATGATCATGCCGTGTTTGGATGCGGAACTGCCGAACTATCTCGATAGTACGGATTACTTTAAATTGCATAGGATTAAAGTCCCAATTATGAATAAATTGGCGTTCGAGCGCCGCGGCAAGGGCAAATTGCCCAAGCTCGGGGCCAGCGCCAGGGTGCGGGTTCCCAAGACCCAAACCGCTAATACCCTGGACACGGCCTATAAAGCCTGTGAGAGCGTCGGCTATCCATTATTTCTCAAAGGGCAGTATCATGGCGCTCTCCGCATATCGTCGCCCAGCGAGGTCGCTAATGCGTTTGCGGCCCTATGCCCTGTTGTGGTGCAATCATTGGTTGAAGGCGAGGATGAATACGACGTTGTAGGTGTAGGCGACGGCAAGGGTGGCATCATTGCCTCTTGTTCCATCCGTAAGATTATGGTCACCGCCGCCGGTAAAGCCTATGGTGGCATTGTCGTTGACGATCCCGTCCTCTACCGTCACGCTCGCGCCCTCATCAAGGTATTGCGTTGGCGAGGGCCGTTCGAGTTGGAATTCGTTAAAGGGCCGCATGGCCACGAACTGATCGAGATGAACCCCCGGTTCCCGGCTTGGGTCGATTTCCCCAGCCAATTGGGTTGCAACTTACCTGCCTTATTGATCGACCCGGCCTTGCCCTGCAGCAAATGCCGGCCGGGCATGATGTTCATGCGCCATTGCGTTGACTTGGTCGGCCATTTGTCACGTTTAGCCGAGGTGCACTAATGCTGTTGCTGTCAGACGAGCTTGGCCAATCCGGTGCCGGCGCCATTCGCAATGCCTATAACCGTCAAACCGTCGCCTGCTCGAGCATCGACGGCGTGCCGGTCGGCAAGCTGGTTGCGCACTATGGGTCGCCGCTGTTCGTGTTCTCCGAGCGTACCATTTTGGCGACGGCGAGACGGGCAAAACGCGCCTTCAAATCCGTCTATCCCGATACTCAATTCGCCTGGTCCTACAAGACCAATTATCTGCGCGCGGTTTGTGCTGTGTTTCATAGCGAAGGTTGGATTGCCGAAGTGGTGAGCGAATTCGAGTATCGGAAGGCCAAGCCGGCCGGCACGCCGATCATTTATAACGGTCCGTGCAAGTCCAAGGCCGGCATCAATCAAGCGATCGATGACGGCGCCGTGATCCAGATCGATCACTGGGACGAACTGGCGCTGATCGAGGCGCTCGATCGTCCGGCTATTGTGGGCGTGCGCCTTTGGACTGATACCAAGTATGCGCCGGTATGGAGCAAGTTTGGTTTCGCCTTGGACAATGGCGAAGCGTCGCGGGCGATTATGCGCATCGTTACTAATCCTAAGCTGGGCTTGCATACGCTGCATACGCATATTGGGACGTTTGTTACTGAACCGAAAGCTTATGCGATCGCCGCGGCACGTTTACTATCACTACGGCAATTACTACATCGGCAAACCGGCTGCCTGGTGCCTTGCATCAATCTCGGCGGCGGCTTTCCAAGCGGCGCTCGGCTGCATGAGCAACCCGAAGGCGCATCGGTGCCCTCGATAGAAGCTTACGCCAAGGCCATTGCCGGTGAATTGAATCGGCTGCCGCGCAAGCTAAGGCCGTTACTGCGGCTCGAAACCGGCCGCCATCTGATCGACGACGCCGGCTATCTGATCACGTCGGTGGCTGCGGTCAAAGCCGGTAGCTACATTGTCGATACCGGCATTCACCAGCTCTACACCGCGCCTTGGTTCCGCATCAATGTCTCGCCAACTCGGGGCGGGCCTTGTGAATCTGTTAAGCTATTCGGCAGTTTGTGTATGAACATTGATGTAATCCGTGATCGGGTGGAGTTGCCGTCGCTTGAGGTCGGCGATGCTTTGGTGCTGCATCCGGTTGGTGCCTATAACTTGACCCAATCGATGCAATTCATCGGCTTGCGGCCGGCGGTAGTGATGATCGGCAAGCAAGGTCCCGAGGTCATACGACGGCGCGAGGAACTGAGCGATCTTGAGGGGCCGGAACATGACCGACGACACCATTCTTGAATTGTCACGGTTGTACCGTGGCGTCGAGCAGCGGCTGAAAGCCCAACACAGAGGAGAACTATTCGATGAAGAACGATTGGTATATGGCACGAGAACGCCTGAAAAATCCCGGCTGGACCGGAACGGCCCCACCGAATGACGACTATGACAAGATCGAGAAGGACAAGCAGCGCAAGGACGACGCCAAGGAGGGCTTTGACGATACCACCGAGGAGAACTGGGCCAATAACGGCGGAAGGAATGCACCATGAAATATCGGGTACGAGTGACGCGGCTGCGTGAGCAGGAGTGTGAGCTGTGGCTTGATGCGGCTAATGAGGAATTAGCGATCGATAAAGCTATGGAGATGATTGACGATGTCGCAGCGACGATATGGCAAGACAGCGACACTGAGCCGCACACTTATGGTGTTGACGACATCCGCCCGGGCGACAAGTCGGACCGGCCTTGCGCCCGGGCCTATTCTTCGGTTAACTCTCCCGGTTAACCAATGGAGGGTTATGATGGCGAATCGTTACGGTGAGCGGAAGATTTATGATCAACAGCTCAAAAAGCATGTTTGGGCTGCCTATGACCGGGAGTTGCGAGCCGATTGTAGTATCCATGATACCCGCAAGACGGCGCGGCAGATTGCCCGCGTTCTCAATATCGAAGATAAGCAGCGCAAAGTTTCGGCTGCGTAAGGGAGCGACAGTTTCACCATGTCAGCCGGTGTCTGCCATCGGGACAGCGAAAGCTTCAAGGCTTAGTTCGGCGTCGCTCCCTTTTGCCTCTCCCGGAGGCATGAGTCGGTAGCCGTGAAACTAAGCAAAGCAGACAACCTTAACCCTTAAGCTTGACAAGCAAAACCATTTTATCATTTCACAACTCTATGCAATATTACCGTTTGCATCTAATAGGAGGACATCCGATGCGAACTAGACTAACGCTTGCTGCCGTCGCCGGCATTATGTCGGCGGGAACGGCGATGGCGGCGCCGATCTCGATCGCTTTGCCGCACGGTAAAGATGCGATTAAGGTTGTGCAACGCGGGCCGTATTATCAACCCTATTACACCCAACCGGCGCCGACTTGCGGCTTTTGGGGTAAGGGCTGCGCCCAGCAACCGCGGCATCACAGGGGGCGTTAAGCCCCCCTTTTCCTTTGACAAACGATTTACAAATAGATTAGCTTTACATCTTCTACTCACCAATGGGGAGTTATCTGAAATGATGAAGACGTTAGCTCTTGCCGGTGTTTTGGCAATTGCCGGTCTCGCATCTGCCCAACCGGCAAATGCGCATTATCACGGCTATGGTTACGGCTATGGCTATGGCCCGCATTACTATCATTATGGCTATCGTCCCTACGGCTACGGCTACGGCTACCGGCCGTACTATCGGTGGCACCACTGGCATCACGGTTGGTAAGGAACATGATCGCACTGGCAATTTCGCTACTCTGGCTCCTGATCGGCGTCGTCATTGTCGCCTTGATCATTTGGCTGGTGTTGTACGGCTTGAAGAACGTTGCCGGCATTCCGGTGCCGCAACGCGCCGAGCAAGCGGCCTGGTTCATCTTCTTGATCCTGATCGTCATCTATGCCTTGTACGCGGTCGAAGGCGGCAGCCTACATTCAGTCCTGCGCTAGTTGACACCCGGTCGCATGCGTCGTAAGGTCACGCTGTCCTCGTGTAACTTGCGGGCGGGCTGATGTGGTCGATGAGATAACTTACCTTCGTATCCTGCGGGCCGCAAAGCGTTATGCCGCGTGGGATAAGTCAGACCCCTTCAGTCTCGCCCGTGCTCTTTGCCACATTGACTTCGGCCTCTGCGGTTACACCGAGGACGGCAAGGAAGCCTGGTATGACGCCGAAGAGCACGTGACGATGCGTGATGGGGTGGTGACCAAAACCTATACCAATGTAATCCGGCTATGACGCTCGAACCTGAAGATCCCTGGAAGGACCGCTGGATGATCGCGATTTGGTGGTTCGTGGTCTTTATCGCCGCCTTCATCTTCCTGTATTGGTCGGCGCATGCCGATACCCATCCGCCCGATATTCAGAACTGGTTCGCCTATCTCTCCAATCATATCAATGGGGCTTGCTGCGGCGAGGCTGATGGCTATCCTGCCGAGGTCGTGCATATGCCGTCGCCGCCAGTTAATAATCGTGCCAAGACCGACGGCGTTGCCTGCATTACCGATCCGGCCGGCAAGGATGTCGTTGTTCGCGGCGTCACCATTAAAACCAAGCATGCAGTTAAGGGTAATCTTTGCGCCACATTTTCGTGGGACCAGTTAACCCAAGAGAAGCAAGGCAACCCGTTCGATCATGCCTACGTCTTTGTTCATCTCCGTATCGATGACACTATCGACTACCTGTACTGTGTCGCTCCGCTGCCACAGGCATCCTGAATGTTGTTATTCTTGGACATCGAAAGCTATTACGATCAGGCTTACTCCCTGAAGCGGATGGACCCTGCATCCTACATTCTCGATCGACGCTTCGAGGCGATCATGATGGGCGTGGCGTTCGAGGATGGCCGCGGAGGATTAATCGATGGGCCGGATATTCCCGAAGCCTTATCCAAGCTCGAGCCGCAGCGCACTACGACCGTTACTTATAACGCGCTGTTTGATAATTCTATTCTTGCTTGGCGCTATGGCTTTGTGCCTGCACGAATGGTCGATGCATTGGGGATGGCGCGCGGGCTGTTATGCCATCGGCTACGTAAGTTTGGTTTGGCTGATGTTGCGGATTGCCTTGGGGTAGGGCAAAAGACCCATGAGCTGAACGAGGTCAAAGGGCTGCATCGTGAGCAAATCCGCCAAGATCGAGATCTATGGCGTCGTTTCGGAACCTATTGTTCGAACGATACCGCACTCCTCAGAGCGATCTATATTAAGCTACATAAAGAATTTCCTCGCGAAGAATACGAAATTATGGACAGCGTGCTCCGTACGTGTATCGAGCCCCGGTTTCAATGCGATATACAACTTCTTCAACAGCACCTCAGGGCCGTTCGTGATGAAAAGATACGTCTCTGCGCAGCTGTGGGGGTCGACCGGGACCGCATTAGCGGTAACAAAACATTCCTTGAGCTCCTCACAGCGACCGGCGTTGAAATCCAAACTAAGCCGGGTAAGAATGGCAACGAAATCCCGGCAATTGCCAAAACCGACAAGTTCATGACCGAACTCCTCGAACATGAAAATCCGGAGGTCCAATGTCTAGCATCAGCGCGGCTCGGTATAAAGAGCACGTTAGAAGAGCAGCGTACCGAGCGGCTTATCAACATTGCCTCGCTACCCTGGACTGGCTCTACACCCTTGATTCCGATCCCTTTGAAATACTCCGGGGCGCATACCTGGCGGCTTGCGGGAGATTGGAAGATCAACATGCAGAATCTACCCTCGGCGCGGATGGGCAATCCAGTGCTCAGGCGAAGCCTCATGGCGCCCCCGGGACATACGATCGTCGTCGGTGATCTGGCGCAGATCGAGGCTAGGCTGAATGCCTGGTTCTGCAAGGAGACTATGCTGCTCGACGAATTCAAGAACAAGCTCGATCCCTATAGCCAACTGGCGTCGCAAATCTTTCACCGTGCGGTTGATAAATCGACGTTTAAAGGCGTGGCGCGGCATATCGGCAAAGCCGCGATCTTGGGCTGCGGCTACGGCATGGGCGCGCCCAAGTTCTATGACAGCGTGCTGCGACAAAGCCGGACCACCTTATCGTCGGAGCAATTCAAGACCCTGTCCGAACTATGGACGCCGCAAGCGGCCAAGCTGGCGGTTGATACCTATCGCGAGCGTTATCATAAGATCCCGCGGCGTTGGGCTTTGCTCCGACAACATCTGCATGGTGCCTTTGTTGGCGACATGGGCGAGGCCAAGCCCTATCCCATTACGATCGGCTACAATAAGGCTGAACGCTACGGCTATGTCCGCGGCCCCGGCGGCCAGGAAATGCGCTACGGCACGCCGCAATGGCTGGAGAACGGCGAATTGTGGTACTGGATGGGTGGCGTGCCGCACAAGCTTTATGGCGCCGCGTTGCTCGAGAACATCATCCAGTTCCTTGCCCGCATGGTGCAGATGGAGATCATGCTGCGGCTGCGCTCGATCGGGCTGCAGATGATCCATACCGTGCATGACGAGCTGGTGTTCATGGTGCCGACCGAGCGGGTCGATGACGCTATGGCCAATGTCAAGCTGCAAATGACGACGCCGCCGGACTGGTGCGCATCGTTGCCGCTCGAGGCCGATGTCTCGGCCGGCCAACGCTACGGCGACTGCAAGTAATTCACTAAAAGTTGATTATGTGCCGTTAACCATGTGGTATATAACCGCAGCGGTGAAAGGTCGCACTTATGGAACATCACTGTGACCACTGTCATAAGCAAATCCCAGCCGATGAGTATATCGACAACATCGGCCTTTGCGACGAATGCTTGCGCCGCGAAGAATCCACTCTTGACGCCGAACTTGATGAACGCACGGCGCCTGTATCTCGCCGGCCCCATACGTGGCATTAGGAACTACCAGCAGCGTTTTGCCCAAGCCGCGGCTTTGCTGCGCTACGAAGGCTGGGACGTCTTCAATCCAGTCGAGGATGACGAGGTGCTGCGCCGCCACGGCATCGAAGGCAACATCCGGTTGTGGCTCGAGCGTGATCTTGGCTGGATCTGCCGCTGGGCCGACGTCGTCGCCCTATTGCCGGGGTGGAAGAAGTCCGCCGGCGCCGTTGCCGAAGAGAGAACCGCCCGTGCCTGTGGTATCGCGTGCTGGGAGTTAGGGCTGGAATATGACTTTAAGTAGAGGGTTCAACCTCTGTCCCGCTTGTCGGCGCGAACTGCCGCCAGAGATCCCGATAACGGGCAGAAAGCGTCAGCAGCTCATTGAATGTTTACGGAACTATCCGAACGGCCGTACCGTGCCGCAACTCATGGACTATGTCTATGCCGATGATCCCGATGGCGGGCCGGAGGAGCATAACATCATTTCGGTGATGGTGAAGCATATCAACAGCCGCATCACCGATTATGGTTGGAAGATCATCGCCACCCGTGGCCCCGGTTCAACCTATCATCTGAAGCGGCTATGAATGGTCTCTTGGAAGGCAAGAGTGCTGAGGAACGCAAGACTTATCCGCTTTATAGCGGTGTTACTGCTTATTTCCGCGATGCTCTCTATCGGGTGGCGCATGTATCATGGGTTGGCAACAATCAGCACAATCCGGGTCAGTCGCTGCATTGGGCACGTGGCAAGAGCACGGATCAACTCGACTGCATCGCTCGGCACCTTGGCGAAGTCGATTATGATGACATGTCGGACACTGCCGAAGCGGCTTTGGCTGCGGTGGCGTGGCGCGCATTGGCAGCGTTGCAGATCTACCTTGAGATTAAATACGGCATCAAGCCGCCACCTAATGCGAGGCTAACGGCATAATGGGTTTTTGCTTCACCTATACTAAATTGAAGGGCTACGAGAAATGCCCGCGGCAGCACAAAGCCGTCGACATTGATCGCACGCCGGGCTGGGAGCCGCAGGGCGACGCTATCGACTATGGCAACCGCGTGCACAAGGCGTTGCACAATACGCTTGGCAAGGGGCAGCCGCTGCCGGTGATCATGAAGGGCCTGCAGTATTGGGTTGATTGGTGTAACAAGATGCCGGGGGACCACTACGTCGAGCAGAAGTGGGCGCTCGATCGTCACTACCAGCCGACCGAGTATTTTGGCGGCCAGCAATGGTTGCGCTTTAATGCGGACTTTGCCGCCGTGCATGGCACGGTCGGCTGGCTAGTGGATTGGAAGACCGGCGGCCGCCTCGAGGAGCCATTGCAGCTGTGGCTCGGCGCCGGGGTGATGTTCGGTCAATTCCCGGCGTTGCGTCGTATCATCAGCATGTTTGTTTGGCTGAAGGAAGATGACGGCTTGAAGCCGGAAGAATGCATCTCGACTGAAGAGATTCGCCAAGAAGAACTCGGCGAGATCTGGGAAAGCTTGCTGCCGAGGATCCAGACCTATGAGGGCGCTGTTGAGCTGGCGAACGGCCACAAGGGCGACCATGCTGCTTTCCCGCCACGCCCTGGTATTCACTGCCGTTGGTGTCGGGTGCAGTCCTGTGAGTACTGGGGCAAGCCGCCATGACCGACCTTAATCAGCGGCTCGAGACGGCACGGGCTGGGCACTGGCTGCTCTATCATACCGGCTATCTATGCGAGGACCGGACCAGAAGCGCGCCGGTCGACATGACAGCGCGGCTGGCGTGGAAGAGCTATCGGAACGGCGACACCGCTTTGGTGCAACGTCGGCTGGGCGACAAATCATATCAGTACTATGCGGTGAAACTATGAGCGGGACAGTGATTGTTGACCCGCCGTGGGCTTATAACAAATCTTCTCGCCACAAAAACCAGGCGGGATACGCCAACTTCCACTATGAGCCTCTAACTGTGGACGACCTTAAAAAACTCCCAGTAGGGACACTGGGAGATTACCTCTTTTTGTGGGCGGTCTGGCCATTCGTCGAGGCGGCATATGGTCTTATTCATACCTGGGGTTTTGAGCCAGTGACCGCTTTAACCTGGGTCAAGACCACCGGATTAACTCTGGGCAAGGAACTGCCGTTCAAACCTGCCTACGGAGTGGGCTACTGGTTTCGCGGGGCGACAGAACCGTGTTTGATCGCCAAGAAGTCTGGAGTGCTGTCTATCCGCACCCCCTGGGTTGGTCTGCTGTGTGATAATGCTGGCCATTCGCGTAAACCGGACACGCTTTATGAGGTGATTGAGAAGGATTTCCCCGGTCCATACACAGAACTATTCGCCCGTCGCCAGCGCGACGGATGGCGTTGTGAGGGTGGTGATCTTGGCGGGAAAGACATACGAGAGGTTCTCCATGGGTAATTTTGACATCGACTTGGTGCGCGGCGGTGCTCTACAAAATACACTGGCGCGAGTTTTAAACACCATAGGCGGTCCGCGTCTGGAAGTGAAAGCTGACTTCAAAGCCATTGGAACCGGAAATTTTGCAGTAGAGTACGAACAACGCTTGCAATCTGGCGAAATCGTACCGTCAGGTGTTTACGCAGGATCGGATTGGATGGCATATGGTATCCCGCAAAACCGCACTGTGCTGCTTTTGCCTACCTCGCGCGCAAAACGGTTGAGAGACCACGCCATACGCCACATTTGGACTGTAGACAAAAATCCGGCGCACTGCGCGATTGTTCCGATTAATGTGGCTTTGTTGTTGGAATGACCCCCGAAGGCCGTGTCAAAAATGAAGTCAAGAGGCAACTCAAAATATTGGGTGCGTACCAGTTCTGGCCGGTTCAGACGGGTATGGGCGCCGCGGCTGTGGATTGCCTCGCTTGTCTCGCTGGATGGTTTCTGGGTATCGAAACCAAGGCACCTGGGAAAAAGCCGACGCCGCTGCAGCAGATAACTTTAACCAAGATCGCAGATGCTGGTGGATTAGCCCTTGTCATTGACTCGGTAGCTATGGCAAAACAGCTACCGGAGATCATTCAATGTCGGTCCAGTTGTCACGCCCGCACAAGGCGCTGATCATACCGGCGGAACTTGGTAGTTCGGTTTACGACGTCGAGGGAGTTCTACCCGACGGCCGCCAAGTTCTGTCCCACAATATCCACAATACGTTGCTGTTGCGCAACGCCGGCTTCGCCGTGCCCAATCCGATGGAGTATCAGTATGCGTGGCCGCGCCCGCCGTTCGAATCCCAGCGTCGATCTGCGCAATTGCTTGTCGAAAATGCACGAGCATATTTACTTAATGAACAAGGAACTGGAAAAACTTTCACAACTCTTGCCGCTTTTGACTACCTTCGAGGACAAGGACTTGTGTCGAAAGCTCTTGTCGCTGGAAAACTCTCGACTCTTGAGTTCGTCTGGGGTTGTGAAATTACTCGTTGGTTCCCTCATCTCCGCGTCCAAGTCCTCGGCTCCGACAAAGGCATCGGCAGGCAGGAAAGACTTAAAAGGCTTGCCGCCCCCGCCGACGTTTATATCATAAATCATGATGGCGTGAAGGTGATTGCCGATGAGATCAGGGCACGAACCGATATTGACGTTCTCATTCTGGATGAACTCGCGGTGTATAGGAACGCTAGCGACCGGTCGAAAGGCATGCGAGTTCTTGCTGAACGCTTTAAAGTCGTCTGGGGACTTACAGGCGCACCTATGCCTAATGCCCCCACCGACATTTGGGCGCAATGCAAGATCATCACGCCGCATACGGTCCCGAAATACTTCAAAGCCTGCCGCGAAGCGTTGATGACCAGGGTCAGCCAGTATGCCTGGCGACCGCGGGCGAATGCGATCGAGATGGCTTATGGCATGATGCAGCCGTCGATCCGTTACCGGCTGGATGAAGTCGTAGAGCTGCCGGAAATTATCGAGCGCACTATTGATGTACCATTGTCTGAGCAACAGCAGGCTGTCTATGACACGTTCCGCAAACAATTGGCCATCATGGTCGAAGAGAAACGTGTTACTGCGGTCAACGCCGGTGTCCTGCTCAACAAGCTTCTGCAGATATCTGGCGGTTATGTATATACTCATTCCCCTGACTTTTTTACTCTGGATTGTGCTCCTCGTCTTCACTTGGTCGAGGATTTGGTGGAAGCGAACGATCAGAAAGTCATAGTCTGCGCGCCTTATCGCCATATGGTTGAAGGTGTCTGCGGGTTCCTAAATAAGAATGGCATCGATGCTTGCTATATTCATGGCGACGTCAGCGACCGTGAGAAATTGTTCCATGCTTTTCAAAACACTGATACGTATCGGGTCATGGTCGCTCACCCGGCTACAATCGGGCACGGCATTACGCTCACGCGCGCTAACCTGCTGGTGTGGTGGTCACCGATCGCTGACTTTGATGTCTTTGACCAGGCCAACGCCCGCATACGGCGTGTCGGTCAGGAGCACAAACAGCAGTTACTTTTTCTCCAGAGTACTGCGGCTGAACGCCGGGTATATGACATTGTACATCGAAAAGAGAAAGTACAAGACTCTTTTCTCAGCCTCATAGAAAGTATCACCCGTGAACAATGATGGCTTGAATCAGCTCAACGATAACGAGCTGGCGGCATATTTTCATCGGCTGACCAAGTTCCGCAAGGCTTTCGAGGAAGGCTTGAAGCGGGATAAACTTTATGTTAAGGCTGGTGAAGACCTCGCCGCCATTAGGCAGATCTTTACCCAGCGGTTTGAGGATAGAGGGGTATCGGCAATTAATACCCCGAACGGCACAATCCACACCGTAGGCCGGACTTCGGCACGGATTGTCGATCCGCAAGTTTTCGGTGAGTTCCTTTTGGCGACACGGGATCTAAGCTATGTCGATCTCAAAGCCAATATGACCACCTGCCGCAGTTATCTCGATGAGAACGGCAATCCGGTTCCCGGGGTCGAACTCACCACATTTCGGCAGATCAACATCACAACACCCAAAGGTGGCTCATGAACGACGTTATTATCCCCGGCACCCTTAAAGGCGGCCCCTCTAAGGTGTTCCTCGAGGAAGTCCGCAAGGGTGAGGAATTCGAGGAGCTGGCCCAAGGCATCGGCACCGGTTACTCAATCATCGGCATCACCCAGTCGAAGGAATTCTATTTGCACCATAGGGGGGTCCGCAGAACCATCGTCAATCCATCGACCGGTGAAGAGGATGGCGGCGATCCCGTCAAATACCTTGACGTCATCATCCTGCGCAAAAATGCACTACCATCCCATACATGGTATGAGAAAGGTTACCAGCCTGGGTCAAAAGACCCACCGGAGTGTGTTTCGACCGATGGCATTGCGCCGGATGACGGCTGCAAGAAGCCGCAGGCGCAGTTCTGCCAGATCTGCCAGCATCATGAATGGAAGGAGCAGCCGAGCGGGCGTCGCGGCCGCGCCTGTGCCGATAGCATGCGGCTCGCTATCTTGCCGTTGCCGCATCAAATGCGGCCGGTGCTTGACGGCGACGTTCTCAAAGAACCCTGTTTGTTGCGGGTACCCGCAGCAAGCATGAAAGGCTTGGTTAGCTTGGGTGATGCTTTGGAGCGCCGGCTCGGCTTGCAAAAAGGCGAAGCGCCGTTGTGCTCGTTTGTTTGCCGGATCGCTTTTGATCCGGATAAGAGGCACCCCCAATTCACCTACGAAGTTAAAGACTGGTTGAGTGACGGCCAAGCCGTTAGCATTATGGAGTTACGCAAGCATCCGACGGCTTTCCGCGTTCTTGGCTTGTCGCCGGAAGGCCGCAGCATTGTTCGCGCAGCAGCCAATGACGCTAATGTTCTCCAGCAACAGATCGCCTTGACCCCACCTGGCCGGCCGCAAGTGGTATCGGTAACGCCGGGTAAGCCATTCCTCGAGCTGCAGCCGGAAAAAATTGAGGCAGTCGCAAAGCCGCAGCCGACACCGCCGCCCAAGCCCAAGTTGGTGCCGGTGCCGGAAACTGAAGAAGAGATCGACGCTTTGGTCGAGGCTATGCGCCCACGTCCACCCGGGAGCTGATCGTGGCGCATACGCTCGCCGACTTTTTATCGCGGGCGTTACCATGGCCCACCCCGGAGCGACCCGGGTGGGTCAATATTCATTATCGAGCAGCCGATCGTAAAGGTATTACCGGCAGCCGGGCGTTCGATAATATCGGGGATTGTCTCGGCTTTGTCCGCTGGGCGATTAACCATCCGGAAATCATTCATGACGTCTATTTCTGCACCAGCCTGCAAAAAGAGCATGGCGATCCGACGCAACGCGGTAGTTACCGGGCCGAACGATCAGCCGATAATGCTGTGGCATCAAAATTGTTGTTCGCCGATGTGGACAAATACGCTTCGAAGCTCGAGGCGTTCGCTGCTGTTAAGTCTTTTTGTGACGCATCGCGGTCGCCGTATCCTACCTCCATGGTGGACAGTGGCAACGGTTACCATGCTTATTGGTTCTTAACCGAAGCTTTGCCAAAAATCGAATGGCTGCAACGGGCGGCTCAATTCGACGGGTTGCTCACCCGGCACGGGTTGCGGCACGATAACGTCTCTACCGACATGGCGCGGATCCTGCGCGTGCCAGAAACGTATAACTTCAAGCAGGAACCCGCCAAGCCCGTCTTCATCAAGCTTTTGAACGGCGACATCGATTTGTTGAGCTGGCAGTCGCTGCAGGAAGCAACGTCGACGCCCGCTAAGATACATCATGCGGCCCCACTTAATAATTTTCATCAGCCGATCCCGGCGGAGATAAGCATCAGTTCGCGGGCCTTGGCGGGCCGGCCGTCGCTGCTGTTTGCCCGTGAGCTGCCGATCGACGAACGTGTGGAAGGTGGCACCATCGATCCAAGACCAGTCGTCAAGCTCTGCCCAATGTTCCGAGAAACCCTCGCCGCGGGTGGCGAAGGCGTCGGCCAGCCCCTCTGGCATCAGCAAGCTTTCGCTTGCACGTTCCTCCTCGACGGCAAGCAATTGTTCCATGACTTGAGCTGCAAGCACCGCGATTATTCCCGGGACGAAGCCGATGCCATGTACGACCGCAAGCTGGTCGATCGTCATACCAAAGGCTTGGGCTATCCCTCTTGTGTTACTTTTGAGACCAATGGATCTCTTCAATGCAAGAGTTGCCCTGTCAAGGGCAAAGTTGTCTCACCGTTAAACCTGCGCGCCCCGGTCGAATCCGACGACGATGAGCCATTGGTTCCGGTCGATAATAAGCAGGGTTTTTATTACGGCCGCGACTGCGGCATGGACGAGCCGGATTGGATTTATGGTCGGGCTGATTCACGCGGCGGCAAAGCTTTAGTGCCGATCGTCTATTCTAAGATTTACAGCGTGCGGCCCTTTAAGGCGGAACAGGGCGACGGCATCGGCGTGCGCATCGTGCACCAGACCCATGGTTCGCACCGCAATACCACGCATATCTCGTCGAAGGATTTCGAGCGTTCCGAGTTGATTTGGGCGCGTGCTAACCAAGGGGGAATGGCTTTGGCAAACCGAAAAGAGAGTTTCGCCAATTTGGTGTGTTCATGGAGAGGGCGCATGCAGAATGCCGAGGAGGAAATTGCCCGGTGCATTCAGTATGGCTGGGTCATCCCGGAGGCTGGTGAGGACGACGACATTGTGCAGCCGACCGGCTTTGCTTTTGACGGCTGGATCTTCCAGACCAACGGTCGAACATCGCCGTCGATCAGCCGCGGTGATCAGACCGAGGATGTCTATTGCCGGCGCGGCAATAACAAAGCCTGGTTCAAGGCGTTGAACTATCTGCTGCAGACCAAGCGGCCCGAGGTGCAAGTCCTGGCTCTGACCGGCTTTGCTGCGCCGTTGATCCGTTTCACTGGGCATTACAGCGTCGCCGTCATGGCAATGGGTGAAAGCGGCGGCAATAAGTCGGCGGCGACGGCCGTCGGTTTGGCGGTATGGGCCGATCCCCGTACTGCCGCACAGAAGCCGTCCGCGTCCACCCTGGCGATCATGAAGCGGATGGGCGTGCTGCATCATTTGCCGGTGGCATTGGATGACCTGCAATACCGTGACTTTCCGGTCTCGCGCAGATTGGTGATGGACATTACCCAAGGCGCTGAAGGCGCCAAGCTGAACTCCAACCGCGACGAGCGCGAGCAGGGCAAATGGGATACCATCATTGTCACCACATCGAACCGCAGCCTGGCCGAGTATATCGAGCAGGAAGAGCAGAACGAAAGCTCGGCCTTGGTGCGCTGCTTTGAGTTCGCTGTGCCCAAGCTCTACCCGGACAGCGAAGGCTTCCAGAACCAAGCCGAGACCACGCCGGTATTCTCGGCCTTGAACGAGAATCATGGCCATCTGGGCTTGGCCTATGCCAAGAAGCTCGGCGCCAACCCGGCGCATTACCGGGCATTGGTTGCGGAAGTTGGCGAACGCATCACCCAGCAGGTGGGCATCGTCGACTCCGAGGAGCGGTTCTGGTATGCAGCCGCCACCACGATTGTGGCTGGCGCGATCGCCGCCAATGAGCTATTGACTGAGCTGCAACATCTGGAGCAATTCGACGTCGAAGCGGTGGAGGCATGCGTGGTCAAGATCTATAAAGACATGCGCGAGCGCGTCGCCGAAGCCAAAATCAAAAGCTCGTCCTCGGAGTGGGTCAAACGGCAGTTGATCACCTTCCTCAACGACTATGCCCGGCCGCGCAACATGGTGGTGGCGACCGAGGAGATGCATGACGGTGCCGGCCGGCCGCAGTCGGTGTCGGCGCGGTTCCCGCAAGGCCAGCAATATATGGACATGAAGAAGATCGGCTTGCGCTGGGTGGCACGGCCGAAGAAGGAAGTCATCATTTCGCAGGAGGTCTTGTTCGCTTGCCTGCGCGAGCACAAGGCCAGCACCAACGATATGAAGAAGGGATTGTTGCAATACTACAACGCCAAGATCATGCGCGGCAAGATCGGCGTCGGCCTCAACGATATCAAGCTATCGACCGGGCCGCAGCCGCTGTTCCGCATCGAGATCAATCCGGGTTCGTGGCTGGATGAGCAGTGGCAGATTTTTCTGGGGGAGGATGAGCGGCGAAAAATCGTGACACTACCGCCGCCACAAAGTCGTGATCGGTAAGGGCTTCGTCCTCGAGCTGGATATAAGGACCAAGCAGCCGGCTAAGCCGCATCCGCACTCGGAGCTCCTCCTTGGTTATCGGCGGGACGCTGTCCATCGGTGGGTCCTCCCCCGTTGCAGTCGTTGACATCGCCGATGACCTGATCAGCCCAGTCGCTTCCAAACTCAGTCTCTTCCAAATGGTTACGAATTGCTTTACGCAGGCGCCGCGCACGCATGAAATCCCCCCTTTTGGCAGGGAGGCAGTCTAGGCAGAGGAACCTTATTTTTGTGGTTTGATCGGCGGGCGCGTCTTGCCGTCGCCGATGTCGTCGCGGTCGGTATGGCCGACGCCCTTGGGTTTGCCCCAGTTCTCCTCGGTTTCCATCTCGCCGGGATAACCCGCCGGCAGCCGGCCACTGGTGAACCGGTCCTGCTTGGACAAGAACCGGCCAAGGTGGCTACGATCCGGGGTCTTGTAGAATTTATCGACGCCTTCGTGCCGCACCGGGCCGCCTTGGGCATACATGCCATGCTGCTCCTTGGAGTAGGGCCACTTGCCGTGATGCTCGGCGGCCTCGATCGATGGGCTCTCGGTAGCTTCGTGAGCCGGGCTTTCTTCTTTCTTCACAACCCCCCCCTGGGCATACTTGCCCGCTTTCTTGTCTGCGGCGACGAATTCCTTGGCGACGGCCTGTAATGGCCCTTCCTTACCGGTCGGGTGCCAGCCGTGGGCGATCGCCTGCATGAAATCATGTTGCTTTTTGCTGCTCGACGGCATGGGCCGATCCTCGCTTGAAAGGGTTAGTGAATGGTTTAACGACGCCGCCCTGGGCAAAGCCGATCCGCTTGTGGAATTTCTCGGATTCTTGCTGCGCCTTCTTGTTGGCCTTGCGGGTGCCCGCTTCCGACTGCTGTGGTTTCAGGATCGCGCTCGGCGCATGGCGGATGCCGACGGCCGCTTCCGGTGCAGTAATGTCGGTGCCCTTTTGCTGGGTCCGCAATTGCTGGGCAAAGATCGGCATGGCGTTGCGTTGCACATATTGCAGATACTGCCCCATCTTCTGATAGCTTGGATCGGATGGATTATAGATTTGGTGGCCGGACCAGTCCTTATCCGCCATGGTGTCCCAGACTGTCTTGGGTACGAGCGAAAGTTTGTTGTACAACATCGAAGCGGCATTCTTGGTCATGCCCTCATTGCCGGTCAATCCGTGCCACCACGAATAGACGTCTTTGAGATAGCCAGGTAGAATGGCGCGCTCCGGCATTTGCGATCGCGGTGCCTTGCCGCCGGTGCGGGGGAAGAATGGGTCTTCGACATCCTGCGGCGGTTGGCCGGTTTTCAAGAATTGGTAGATGCCGCCAACCGCTGCGGTTGTCACCGCGAAGGCCAATGGATAAGCCGCGTTGGGTTGGAAATTTGGGTCGGTAATGCGAATACTTTTGGGATTGGTGAGTAGATTTTTTATACCGCCAAAAAAGGTGCGCAAGGTACCGGTCTCCCACCCGGGTGAGAACATCAACAAGTTGGCGGAACGCTTGAGCGTATTGTTCCAGAATAGCGTCGACTGATTGAGCTCGCCGAGCCGGTCGTCAGTCGATTTCAGGATCCGCTTGGCGATTTCTTGATATTGCCCCGGCTTGGCGTTTGGGTTGGCGGCGATGTAGTCCATCATCTGCTCGAGCGCCGCACCGGCTTTCAGTCGCGGGATGTAGACGTTGAATAATGGATGCATCGTGGTCTGCATGGCTTCGCCAAGCATGCGGAACATTTCAGTGCCGACCTGCTGGGCTCCCGGCAATACGCCTTTACCGAAGGCTTGCTGAATGCGACCGCCTTTTTCGGCCATTTCCATCTGTAACGCGCCTTTGCGCCAAGCTTCCCAGAAATTGCGGCTGGCGGTATTAATCTCTGGGGTATAACGGGCGATACGTTCCGGCGAAAAGCTGCCTTGCACCAGATAATCAACCGCTTTGCGGACATCAGGCGCAGCCTTCTCCGGAGTATAATAAGCTTCTAGGGCTTTGGTGGCGCTCTGTCGTGCCTGTCGAAGCGGTGCTATAGGTGCGCCGGCTAGTTTCTTGCCCGCTTCGGTAAATCTACCGGCAGCAGCTTGCTGCACCGCGCGCATGACGTCGCCGACGACGGCCTCGGTAGTCTCGGCAATCATGTGATAGCCGCCGCCAAATAATTGCCACATAGAGCCAAAATTTTTCACTTTCTGGGCGGTGTCGATGAACGATTTTGATGTTGGGTCTTTGATCTCGGTATTGAAATAGCGGTTGGCCATGGTGGCCACTTCCGGCGTCGCGTAAAGGGGCGCACCACCGCGGGTAATATCGGTCAAAGGTTGCATACCGGGTGCCGGGCGATCGGAGATGATACCATCGGCAATGGCTTTGTTGACAATGGTCTTGCCCTCGAGGAAATGATCGTAGCCGCTGTTTAGCCGTTGCATCAACTGCACCGGATCGACACTACCGTCGGAGCGCAAGACATCCGGGCGCAACTTATGCCCGGCTTGTAGGAAATCGCCAATGGTGTAGGGCCCGCGCCGCCCAGTTTCGTCCCAGTCGATGACTTGGTTTTTGGCCGCTTCGGGATCGGCAAACATGCGGGTGAGAAAATTGGTCTGCCAATTGCCGTCAGGGTCGACAGCTTTTATCCGGCCCTGATAGTCATTATGAACATCCAAGGCATCTTTGGAGAGCCGGCTGAGCGGATTATCTTTGGGTACACCGGTTTGGAAGGTGGCGGCGAATTCATCGCGTGCCTGAGCCGGGGTCTGGTTGATGGCTTTCTCCAGATCAGCCATTCTCTGATTATATTGCAGCCGCGCCTGGTTGGTGGCGCCTTGACCGCCCCGAACAATATTCTCGAATCTCCTCGTATCCTCGGTGAGATGCTCGGGCGTGAAAGCAGTACGGAATTGCTTGATGGGTGCGAAGTTATTGAGTGCGTCGCCGATCTTGCTCTTGGTAGCCATAGTCTCGGCTGGCGCAAAGGTACGTTCGCCTGCTTCAGGAGCAGCGGCACCGAGTGGTCGTGGCATGGCGGCCAAAGCAGCCTCGGTCTCGGGCGGCGCCTCGGTAATTGGACGAGGCGCCCCTTCCGCCTGGGTGCTGGGGGGCTCGGAAGCAGGAGAAGGCGCCTCGCCGGGAGGTGGTGCTTCCTCCCGCCCTGCCAATGCGGCTGGCGGCTTGGCGGTTCCAATCTCGGCGGCTTGCGGTGCTAAAATATTTCCCCGCTCGCTGCGCATCGGCGGCGCCGGCTTGGCAGCGAGCTCGGCTTGACGAGCGGCAATCTTTTCCGGCGTGAGCGGCGGCGTGGTCTGAATCTCTTCCGGCGTGTAGTTGAGATTGGCCGGCCGGCCGACGGCCTCAGGAGTGGTCATGCCGTAACCGACTTGCACACCTGGAATATTGGCCGCCGGCCGGCTGATATTGTCCGGGGTCGTGGGGCCTTCATTGACCGCCGGGCCGGCTGACGGTGGCGGCTGATCGGCCGCCATGGCGGCTGCGGCGTCAGGCCCCTGGCCGATGGTGTCGACCTGCTGCACCATCCCCCGAGGCGTCTGACCGAAGAACCGTCCCGCCCCGGCAGCGACCGATTCACCCGCGCCTTCGGCCCAAGGCCGCACCCGCGGCAGCGCCGCGCCGACCCCGCCGGCGATCAGGGCTTGGGTTGGGTCGATATTGCCGAACCCCTTCTGGATGCCTTGCTGGGCGAGGTCGACGCCGCCCATGATGGCGCCGGAGGCCAGCCGGGTGGCGATATTGGTGCCGGCGCCGCCGGGAGAGAGGCCGATCAGGCCGGTGCCGAGCTCGGCCGCGGTCTCAACATAGGGATGGGCTTGGATGTCCTTGGCGCGGCTTTCTGGGCTGTCCAGGCCCAGCGTATCGACGATCTCATCCTGCAGCTTGCGAGTGGCGCCGCCGGCCAGAAAAGCGCCTCCCAGAGCCCCGCCGACGGCGCCGACAGGACCCGCTGCAGCCCCTAGGGCGCCGCCGGCAACGCCGCCCACGAGGCCCGCTGCAGTTGGCAGCACCGATCGTAGGATACCTCGTGCTGCCACAGCGGCGGTCGTGGGTTCGTTTTCTGCGGAGGGCTGTGTCTGACTAGCTTGGCCATAAGGGTTATCAGTGGCCGCCTCTGTGTCAAGGCGGGGGGGTTCCATATCGACCGGGGTACCCGCCTGATCGGTGGCGCTAACAATATCCCAGTCGCTGCCTCGGGGCTGCTCGCTTGGGCTACTCTGACTGACGATCTCCCAGTCGTCGTCTGCCATCACTGCACCCGTACAGGCTTACCATTCTGAATGGTCCATTGCTGACCGTTCTTGAGGGTGAAGGTCATGCCTTCGCCGCCCTTCATCATACGATCCATGATGCCTTGCGGCGGCTGTCCTGCGACGCCGGCTTGCCTTTCATAATTCCTTAAATATGCCTGCTCCTCCGGTGCCAGCTCCTCGCCGGCCCGTGCCTTCTGGTTGAGGGCAGTGTAGACGGCATGTTGCTGGCCTCGTCGTTCGATGTCGCCCTGGGCTCCTGGAACTCCCCTCCCCCGGGTAGGCGTCTCGGTCAAATCTAGCGGGTGACGGGCGACGAAAGCGGCGTTGGCCGCAGCGTCGGCCGGGGTGTAAGCTGCTCTTCGGTCTTCTCCGCCAAAAGGCGTCGCCCGCACCACGCCATATTGGTTCGCCTGCCCCGGCATCGCTCCTTGGCCCGGTGCAGCCCGCTCGGCTGCCGCCGCCTGCGCTGCCGGTGCTGCCGGCGCTGCTGCAGCCTGGTAATCCTGCTGGGTCCAGCCTGGCGGGGCATTAGCATTAGCCGGCTGCGGGGCAGGGGCCGGTATGGCCGGTACGGCTTGCGCCGGCGACACGTTACCTTGGGCGGCCCGTTCGAAAGCTTGTTGACGGTCATACCGTTGCTGCTCTGCACGGGATGGTGTTGCTGCCGCTGCCTCTGCGTTTCTTCTGATGAACTCAGGCGTTCCGAGCGATCGCGCCGGTCCTTGAGGCGTTTGGACGGGATAGGCTACCCGCGTGGCTTGGTCAATGTAAGCTTGCTGATCTTGAGGAGACTGGCTCAGAAACTTCTGACGGTCCGAGGGTGACATACCGGAAGCGTATTGTTGCGGTGTGGTTTTCGGTGCCAGTTCATAGCGGTTGCCGTTAATGTCAATTTGCCCTTTCTGCGGGGCCGTCCATACTCGCGTCGCGCGTGGCGTACCAGGCGTTTCCGGGGCTGGTACATTCAAGTCACGCTGCGGCCCAACCAGTTGTTCCCGGGTCGGGCCTTCTTCTCGGGGTGGTGGGGTCGTGGAGCCGGGGCCTTGGGGCCCGACCGGCGACCCTTTGAGGTGCTCGTCGGTGAGCTTGGAGTGGCCGTCGACTAGATCGCGCAGATTGCCTTTCTGGATCGTGTCGTAATACGAATCATCGCCATGAACAAAGTTGGAAAATTGCGCATTGGACAACTTGACCGGATCGCCATAGCGTTGGTTCTCCTCAGGGATATTAACGAGAACACCATCACTGGTGGCGGTGAAGGTGGTGCCGAATGCATGCGGGGCATATTTGGTCGCTTCGTTCATGCGCCCTGCCGCTGAAGTAAAATCACCAGCCTCGGCGTCCTTGCGGGCGATGGCGCGTAGCGAATCGTATTTGTCGGCGCCGTGCATAAGGACACTGACTTTCTTGTCCGGATCGGTCTGGTCCTTCATCATCTGCAAGAACACCAAGCCGGGGTCCATTGTGCCATTCGGATCGATGCGTTTCTGTTCGCTGCGATAGTCGTTTTCGTTCATGGCGCCGTTACGGCTGATATAATCCTGCAGCACACCACGGGTGGGACGCGGATTGACGTCGGTGCCGAGGCCAAAACGGGGGTTGGCGGCGTTGGGGTTATTGAAATCGGCATCGCTAGGAATGCCGCCGCCCCCACGAGCGGGCGGGTTAGCATAGTCTTGCGGGTTAACGGCGAGGCCGCCGCCCCATGGCTGATCAGGCGCTTGCTGCGGGCCGGTGTCGGCCTGGTCGGCCGCACCGAAGAACGGGGTTTGTCCCCCTGCCGGCGGGGCGCCGCCCTGATTGGTATCGTCGTCGTCAGCCATTATCGACCCCCCGGCGTCATCGGAATGCCGGCGCCCAGGCTTTTACCGTACCACTCCTGACCGCGTTGCCCCCCTGCCGGTCCCGGCTGGCTAAAGGCGGTGCCGCGGCTTGGCGAAGTGAAGCCGCGCGAGGACTGGTCCTGATATAGGTTCTTCTCTTGCGACGCCTGCGGATTGCTGTCGGTCCAGTTCGGCCGGCCAGCGTTGCCGGTCGGTGTTTGCGGCGTGACGCCTGGCCCTGCCGGCCCCGGCGGCGCTGTCGGCGATGTTGCTTGCGGCGATGTCGTCGACGCGGTGTCGTAAGCGTTGGCTCCTGAAGCTTCCGGTGGCGCTACTAAGCCGCCCGCTGCATAGCTGCCTTTGGTCGAGCTGGAGCTTGAACTACTACTTCCCCCGCCGCCGCTTGAGGGCGTTGTTGAGGCTTTGTAGCCCGTATAACTGGTATCGGACGAGCTCGTCCCTGATGTACCGGAGGTGCTGGATGTGCTGGATGTATCCGTTGACTTCGATGTATCAGTTGTTTTGGCTTTGGCGTCATAACCTTGCGCTTCGCCGGCTTGGGCATCCTGCTCGTCTTGCCAAGCCTGCTTGAGGTCACTTTGCACGCCGTCATAGACCGACTTTGCGTGGGTCACCAAACTGCCGGTATCGCCGCCACTGGTGCCATATTGCCCACTGCCACCATAGCTGCCACTACCGCTTTCAGTGGTGTTCAACGAGTAGCTGGCAGCGGGATCACTATAGTCGCCGCTGCTCACAGTGCCGCCTTCTTGATAACCGCGGCCGGCAACGGCGATCGAATTGGGGCTTGATTGGCCGTCAGCGACGATGCCGCCGCCGTAATAATTGCCGCGTTGCACGGGGATGCCGAGATGCGGCTGTCGGCGCGGCGGTATCGGGCGATGCAATCTCATATCGCGCCCCCGCTCAAGAAGTTCTGCTTGCTGGCGGCATTTGGGCTAGGCGCTTGCCGGGTGGCGCCGCTCATCTTCCGGCCTTCGGTGCGGCCTTTGTTGATCAAGTCGTAGAGGAATTTATGGCCGTAATGATGGGCAACGTCGCGGGGGATAACGAACTCGCCGGCATTCAAGTTGGCGACGACATCGTCGGTGCGGTGGCCATGGCTGGGCGAGACGCCGTAGGGGACATGCCCGCCGCTGGTGGCATCGGGCAGGCCATGGACGTGATAATGATCAGGCACCATGCCGCCGCGGGCATAAGCGCCGGCATCAGCTCCGCCGCCCGGTGGCGGTTGCGGGCCGGGGGCCGGGGGCAGCGCCTGTTGAACTGGAATACCGCCTTGAATACCGCCTTGAATACCGCCTTGGGAGGCGTAATTGCCGATACCGGCATCACCCATCGGCTGGCCGACTTGTGACACACCGGTATCACCACCACCCCTAATATCGGCAAGGTGTGTGAAACCCCCACCACCATCACTTCCCACATCGCCCATTGGCTGCGGAGGCGGGGGCTGCATACTCCCCATACGACCGCCACCGCCGCGCCGCATGGCACCACGACCGCGCCGCCGAACCGAGCCGCCGCGCGCATAGCCGCCGGAAGAGCCGGTAGAGCTGGAAGTATAACCGCTGGGGCTAGAGGTGTAACCGGTATTGGTGATTGGGCCGGTATGATAGTCGCCTTGCCCGGTGGCGTTGGTGCCGCTGGTTTGCTGATACGAGCCGACACCGCCGCTGCCGGAACCACCGCCGCCACCGGTGCCATATTCAGTTGCGCCGGTTGAGGTGCTTTGCGATGAGCTTGTGGTCGCCGTGCCCGTTGACGGCAGCTTGGCCGACATTGCCGTGTCGTACCATTTGTTGGCTGAGTTGTAGGCATTAGCCGCGGTGTTGGTTGTACTCGCTGCGGTGTTGACCGAGCCGGCATAGCCGCCATAGGCGGTGTTGGTGGCGTTGAGTGCCGACGCCGGTTCGGTCTGGCCGAACGTGATATTTTGCTCGCGTAGCTTGGCACCTTCTTGCTCGGTGGCCTGGCGGGCCTGCTGGCCGGCCCCGGCAGCCGAAGCGCCGGCAGCGGTATTGGCCGCGGCCTTGAGCTCGCCATAGACGCCCGAGCTGGGGTCGATGCCGTAGCTCTGCAGATTCTTCTTGGTATTGTCCCACTCCTTCTGCGCCGCTTGGGTAGCGCCGGCTTCGGCTTGCCCCATATTCATGGCGATGCGCGGCGCTGAGGCATAGGTCGAGGCATATTGGTTGAAGGCCGCCTGGGCCGGCTCATAGAGCTGTTGATATTGCTTATAGAGCGACTTGCCGAGACCGGAGGCATAGCCGGCCCCAGTCAGGTAGTCATGAACCGCGGTGTTGTTGACGCCTTTGAGATAATCATACTGGCCGGTGGCCCAGTTATATTGCTTGGCACCATAATTGCCGGCGGTCTTGGCCAGCGACAACTCATAGTCACTGGTCGGGGTATAGAGAACGGTCGGCGTCCCGGTCGAGGTCGACGTCGTCGAGGATTTTGATGGGGTTAGGGTTGTCTCGGCCATGCGCAAAACTTAAGCCGGGAGACGTTTAGAAGCCGTTAACTTATGAGAAGCTGAAATTGCCCACCCGAATATCGTTGTTGGGGTCGCTCGAGCCGAGCTCCGCGGCGAAAGGTTTGAAAGTATTGCCTTGATCTAAGGATATAAAAAGTTGGCCGCCGTCGGTTAAGAAGACCATGCCGCCTTTGGCGCAGCCAGATAAATTTTGGCCGCCGTTACCACCTCCCAAGCCGGCAGGGACATTAACGCCGGCAAAGCGGGCATTGGTAGGTGTGCCCGTCATTTTGAGTAACCCTTTTCCTTTCGGGCCTGAACCGCCGATCTTCATGGTTTGCCCTGGGCCGTTGACGGCGACATACTTCACCTTGTCGCTAATCTGCAGGTGCGAACGTTCATTAGAATAAGAAATATTGGCGTCGTTGACATGGGCGCCGTCGGGCCAATCCGGTAGCGGAAAGGTCGTCACCGCTGCCCCCTGACCAGCCACAGCAGTAAAACTGCCGGCAAAATCGACGCCGGTTTTCGACGAGCAAAACGCCTGCGATGTACCACCAAGATCGGAAACATAAGAGACGGTAGCGTAAAATGTTTGCAATTTGGGGTCGAAAGCCAACGCTGTCACACTGCCGTTGGTCGTCGAATAGATCTCTGTCGGCGGATCGGTTGGGATAACCGACAATGTTCCGTCGGATGTCGGTAACGTTGGGCATGATCCCGTGCTCCAGGTCTTACCGAAATCGTTGGAGTGGAAAATAACAGGGATCTCGACGATAGTTTGGCTGTTGTTGCTGTCCTGAGTAGCACTTTCTATGCGAAACCCGCCAATGACAAAAATATCTTGTTGGCCTAGCTTACCGTGAATGCCCACATAGGCTAGGCCGCCACCCTGATCCCCCGCTGCGGCATCAGGACCTAGCTCCGTGTCGCCCATATTAAGAGGATCTTTGACTAATTCGTTGCCGCCACCCGTGGTGAAGATCTTGGGATGAAATTGGCGGATGCCTGTCGTCGAGACACCGGCCCCGACATTGATCGGGCCGCCGCCACCGAGAATGCCGGTTAAGACTAGCGGCACAGGGGTGAGAGCACCGCCACCGCCGGCAAACAACAATCTGCCGGTGCCCCAACCGACGCCGATGATAGTCTGCATGAGGCCGACCGGACGGTAGCGGTCATCGGACAGCGTCGGCATACCCGGCGTTGCCGGTTGGCTGTCGACTTTCCGGTCATAGGCGTCCGGGCCAACACCCTTTATCGTGACCATGTTAGGGTTTCGCCGGTGGCGCTATTGGTGAAGACCAGTTTGTTGATGCGCCGGAAAGTGACATATTGCGAATCGTCATCGGGGTTGACGATCTTGACCCTTTCCTGGACCCGCTTGGTCTCTCGCCATTTGCCTTCTTTGCTCGCCTTATTCTGGGTTTTGTCCTGTGTATTATTGCCGTAGCCCCCGCCGGTAAGGTAACTAGGGCCGCCGGCAGAGCCGCTGTAGCTGCCGCCCGGTAATGTTGCCGGATTGGTGGTCGTGGTGTTGGTCAGCGTGGTCAAGGTCTGCTGGATTTGCTGGATCGCCGTGGTGATGCTGGTCGGGTCGGTCACACTGACGGGGATAAAACTGCCCAGCGGCGTGACCTTGGGGGTGAATTTTGGCTGGTCCGCCTTGGCATTGCAGACGGGGGCGACACCGGTGTTGACGAGCGCCATTTAGATCTCCCGCAATTCAGCAATACTGGTGGCCAATTGCATGTTGGAGATCGTCACCCGGCTCAAGACCTCGACCTGCCAACTCTCGGCCTTGTAGCCGTCGGGCAATCGCATCAATTGACCGTTGGACCGTAGCTCACGCGCCATGACCAGGACCATGTTGCCGGAATGGGACCCGTCGTCAGGATCGGCCCAGATCTTGATGATGGCCCATTGCCCCGGTGCCAATGAATTCCAAGATGCATCATAAGCCGGCATGGTGTTGACATCGGGGTTCTGCGGCGGCGTCCCGGGCGGCACGGTGCAGAAGGTACGGATCGCCGAGAAGTTCTTCTTCGACAGTTCGCGGTATTTCTTGCTCTTCCAGTTATAGACTTGCAGGGCCGGTGTGTCGTTGGTGAAGTCGTACCAATACAATTGGCCGTTCATCAGCATGATCGCCTGGCCGGTCCAGGGATCGATATAGAGATTGTCGACGTTATAGCCGAGCGGCGACGTCATCGGCATAAAGCCGAGCCGGTGGCCCCCAGGTTGCGGCCAGACCGTGAAGCTGTCTTGATCATCGCTGTCCATGGCGATGTTGAAGCCGACTTGCGCGACGGATGTATCAGCGCCGCTAGTAGTACCCCAGCAGAAATAGGTTGTCGCGAGTGCGACCGCCCGCGTATTCTTCGTCGGCACCAGATCATTCCAGTCTTCCTTCTTGATCCAGCTTTGGGTGATGTTACGCAGTTGTCCCGAGCTTGGTACCTTGATCAGGCCATTAGGGGAAATATAGAACACGCCGCCCTCGAGGCCGACGATCGAACCGCGCGAGGTGCAAGGCTCCGGCTTGGTGCATTTGAACACCGTCATCGAGCCCGGCACCGTGCCGGTAATGACATAGGAATAGGCCGAGGTGCAGACCACGACGGCACCGATGGTGATGCCGACGCCGATCACCGGGAAATCGACGGTAATGATGTTGCCCGGCGGCCAGGCATGTGGATAATACGGTTCGCAGAACCACACTTCGTTGTTGCGCCAGGCCACCATGTTGCCGTTGGGCATGTTGAGAATGCCCTGCAGATCTTCACCGGGTGGGAAGAAGTTGGTGCTGGGCAATTGGGTCTGCAGCGCAATGGTGTCGTCAAGCGTCTTGTCGCTGTAAGTCTTGCGCGGCGACAGGCAGCCAGTATCGGCGGCGACGAACTTGACGGCGTCGGGGTCGGTCGAGCCCAGCGAGATGTCGGCAACTTGATAATAAGTCGTCAAGCCGGTGTCACCGGTAACGGTGCGATAGAGGCGCAAGACGGCAAGGTTGCGCACATTGCCGAGATCATCCGCCGGCGGGTTGAACAAGCCGATCGACCAGGTGGCGTTGGTCCAGCCATTGACCGTGGTGTAAGGCGACGGCGCCGACTCTTCGCCATAGGCCGAGATCCAAGTGTAAACATACGAGCGCGCCTCGATGACGTCCTGGGTCAGATAGTCGGCCCAGATCTGGATATTATAATTGCCGGTCGTGACCGCCGGGGCATTGGCCGGGAAGCCGTTAGAGAAGGTGTTGATGAAATACACGGTCTGGTATTTGCCGTCGCCGGCGTTGAAATTGATAGCGGCGTCCGCCATCAAGCCGATCCAATACGGCACCTCGGAGTTTAAGGTCGGCGGGTTGGTGAAGTTGCCGGTCGACTGAGTGCCGGCAGTGACGCCGGTATAAATATCCGAAGCGTCGAGATACTCGCCCGGCGTCGACGGCGTGATGCTCTGGCCTTGATTGGTGTCCTGATAGACCACCACCTGCCAATTGGCATAAGCGTTGGTGACTTCCGGGATAAAGGCAATGTCACTCAATAGAATGGTGGCTTTGGGGACGATCGGGATCAGGTAGACGACGTTGGCGGACCACCAGATGGTGCCGCCGATGGTAGTGGTGATGCCAAGGGTGCCGGTGTCGCCGCCGCCACTGACACTGACGCCTGGCGCGCAAGCCGGCGGGTTAATGCCGAGGTCGAACGCACCAGCACCGCTGTTAATGCGGTTCGTAGTGTTGTACATAGGCTGCACGGAGGGGCTGGCGAAGTAGAAGCGTTTGAATTGGTCATTGACCACCTGCGATTTGGCGACTGTGGTGTCGGGGTCGAGAAACTCGATGTAGCTCGACGCCGCGGTAATGGTCGAGTCGAAGCTGGGGTTGACGCCGCCGAGGAAAGTCGTGGTCGGCGCGATCGCGGTCGGGCTTGAGGACCACGTGAGATTGGCCGAGTTCTCGCGCACCGGCGTCGAGTTGTAGGCGGCGCCATAGTCCGGGGCGATCACCTGCACCGCTTGCAAACCCGTGACGGTGACAACGCCGTTGTTATAGCCCGGGATCTGGTTGTAGGTGGCGATCGCCGGGTTGACGAAGGTATTCTTGCCGTAGGTGATGCCCTGATTGGTGCCGTTACCGCGATCGAATGTCAAAGCATTGAGCAAGTTGACGGCCGAGGCATTGGTGGAGGCGCCGATCAGGACATCGAATGCCGCGTTGGCGGTACTCATGGTCGTGCGCCAGGTATAGGTCATCTCGCCGAGCGAGACGGTGTCGCCGGCTGCCGGCTGCGTCTGGAACACCAGATAAGCTGTGGCGACGGCTTGCACCACGACGGGCAGGCGGAAGGCATACTTTGCTGCCGAGTTGGTGAGTTGACGCAACAGCGTCGGTACTCGCCAGCCCGCCAGCGAACCGGTGAACAAATAGGCGTTGGATGCTTTAGTTGCTTGGCCGTCCGGCACCAGATGCGGCGCCCACGCCGGCAACATCCCGCCAAACTTCTCGAGCTTCTGTGCCGTCATCTTACCGGTTGGTCCTGTATCACCAGATTCTTATCGAGTCCGCCTTTCTCATGCAGATACTCGCCGGGGCGAAAGACCGGCGTGTTACTTCCTGCAGCCTGAATCTCCTTGGCAGTCGGCAGCGGGCGATGTTGTTGCTGCTCGGCCCAATAGGCCGAGGTCTTGGCGCCCATCTCCATTTCCCGCTTGGTCTGCTCGGTGATCGCCGCCGGCACCGGTTGCGGCGGGGGCGGTGGGGCTTCTTCCTGCTTCCTTACCGCGAGAACAGCGGCCTCGAACTCGGCCTTGATGCGGTCCTGATGCTCCTCGTCGGTCTCGCCCTTTTTCTTCTCCGACGATCGCGACCAGATCTCCTGCTTGTCGCGAGCCTCGGCGGCAAGCTTGTGCCGCAGCGCGATCGCCTCGGCCACCGCATCGGCATAGTCGGGGATGGTGACGTCGTCGAGCGGGATGCTAACGGGGTCGTCCGGGCTTACGGTCGCGTTGGGCTCTGGCGGCGCCGTTTCGCTTGGGGCTGCCTTTGGGGGAAGGTTTCGTGCCATTCTTAGCTCCTGGCGTTGCGGGCAATTGCGCCCGTGCAGCTCCAGTAGTAAGTGATGGACGTTTAGGCATTGTTAAGATGTCAACCTCGGTAGCTCTGTCATTTTTTCCCCATGTCTGGATACTTCGCATGAACTTTCGCGCGTACTCGCGCCTTCTCCGCGCTTGAGCCGTGCTGAGACACACGTGACAGTGCGTTCGCAGCGTGAGATCGGTCAGGGATGGGATAGGAGCCCGCGCCCTTACCACCTTTGCCTTCGCCTTTGCCGGGAAGGGCGAACGAGGACGACGGCAGCTTTTGCCGGTCCTTGGATGTGAGTTTAGCCATACCACTTACTCCTCAATCACGATCATGCCTTTGTGATCGTAATGATTGCAGCACCAATACGCGGACAGCATGCGTCCCTTCAGCCGCGGATGGGGGTTGGTGCATTTACCCTGATCTTCAGACTCGCGGTCGTAGTAACCGCAAGTCCCGCAGCGAAACTCCACGTCGGGCATATTCATCGCCAAGCCGACGTCTTTCACACGATATCCCTCTCATAGACCCCGTCGATATAAGCCTGCACCTCGCGCAGCATGACATCGGCATCCTTGCGCAACTCCGTCTCCTTGCGGATGATCGGCCCGTAATGGTTGGCCAAATTACGCAAGGTCAGGCCGCAGCTTTCAACCGCGAACGCCGGACAGCTCTTGCACAGCTCTTGGAATTCATAACCGTTGCCGGAGCCATAGCAGGCCCACTCGTCGCTCGAGCAGCTGACATTGTCGTCAAACTGACTAAGATAACAAGCCGCCTTATTGGCCGGGTTGGAGTACTCATCCATTAAATTATTGAACTCGGGGTCGCTGGCGGCATGGGCGTTGTACGAAGTTTGGAATAGGCCGGCTTCGGCAGTATCTGACTGCACATTGGAAGCGGAGAGATCCCTCCCTTCGCAGTGGCGCCCTGAACTTTCTCTCATGCCGTGGCCTAGCATCAGGGCGTATAGGTGGCGAAGCGTGTCCGCCCCCGAAGTCTCGTTGCTCATGCCGAAATTGTCGAAATTGGACCGATAGACGTTCAGGGCGTCTTTATCCGAACTGGTACGCGCCTTCGCCATGTCGATGGCCGCAGGGTGCCCCTGGTTGAGCTTACGGTAAGTTTGCGCAAAGGCGAGCGCCATGCCTTGGGTATAGCCGATCGGTGCTTTGCCGCGGTCCTGCCAATAATACGAGGCAATCGGGCTCTTCCCGGCGATGCCGCAAATAGTCGAGATGTCGACCTGAGTCAACGCATGCGGCGGTAGCGGCAACGCCTCCTTGCCCTCATATAACGCGCTCCAGGTCTGCGGGCCGGCAATGCCGTCGACCATCAGGCCGCGGCTGGCCTGGTATGACCAAGTCGCATTCTCGGTCAACGGCCCGAAGTCCTCGTCGACCACCAGCCCGGGTTCGAGCTCGGTGCCGTTGAGCATGGTCTGCAGATCGCCGACATCAAGGCCTTCGTCGCCGAGGCCGATCGTCGGCCGGTCTTCCAGCGGGATCTCATAGGGGTCGTCGGGATGATCCGGCTCGTCGGGCTCGTCCGGCTCTTCAATCCCGGTAATCGCTGTAGCTATACTGTCGCAAATTGCCTCAAAGTACTTATTGTACAGGTTTGAATCATTAGTATTATCGCAAAAACAGACTTCATCAAGTATAGCCGGCTCATGGGTGGAGTTGAGGAAGAATAAATCGGTCCTTTTCTTTGGCCCTCTATTAGAAAAATGCCCAGATTCAGCAACGGCATCGGCGACTTTATCAGCCAATTCTTGTTGCGTCAAGTATAAACATTCGGTGCCATGAGCAGAACCGTCGTAGGCGTTGAAATGAATACTGACGTCGAGGTCCCTAGACTTGCTGTTGTGCCAATTAACGATGGTATTTAGGTTGGTTGACTGGTCGTGGGAAGTATTATCGTGGAAGGTATAGACTTCAATACCACGATGACGTAGATCATCAGCAACTTGTTCGACGACTCGTCTTGCTTCGTCGACTTCGTCCAATTGTGGCGGTACGGGGGAGCCAGAAGCTCCTCGGATATACTTGCCATGTCCAGAAGAAATCGCGACCCTCATTTTACAACACACTTTTCGATTGTGGTCTTCAAGACTTCGTGTATTTCTTTCCTATTCGTCGCCACCCCACTATAGATGAAATACATAAATACGAAGGACAGCACGATCAAGGCCAAGGTTAACGGCTGGGCTTTGAGCGCATCAACGATTGCAGTAGCTCTGCCTTCGGTCATTTATCGGTTCCTTCGATCTTCCTCTGAATCGTATCGCAAGTTTCCAATGTCCCTACCAGTCGGCTATTGGCCATGATCACCAGGCATTTCACATTAGGGCCGAAATGCCCCTCGCTGCCGGCACGCGGCTCGCGGATGCTGGAGATTTCATCCACATTAAGCAGGATGCGCTGATTATCCGGCCCTTGGACTAGGATCAGATGCAGTGCCGCCAATATGGCCTTGACCGTCAGCATCATGCCGCCCCCGGCGCAATAATGGTTACATTGAGCAGGTCATTGATGGTCTGCCCGAACGTATCCGTAGCTATCACGTTTAAAGTAAACGCTTCGTTTACCGTTGGGCCGCAGTTCAATTGGATAAACGCCACCTTTTCGCTGGGGTCGAGCTTGATCGGCCCGACGGTGGAGGCAACCCCGGCGGTGGGGGTGATATTGGCGGTGACGGCGCCCAGCACATAGCCGGGGAACAGCCAGTCGCAATAATTGACGCGGATGACGCGCACGTCATTGGTGGCATATTTACGGGTTCCTAACAGCATCACTGCCTCTCGATCTCGGGATTGTCGGCCAGGCGGTCGACTTCAGGATTATCAGCCGGGCGGTTAAGGGCCGGATAACGGTCTGCCTGACGATCGATGCAATCATCGTCAGGGCGGCGGATCAACTCCGGATCGCCGGCTTTGATGCAGGGGAGGATGGTATTGAGGCAGTCAAAGGCGGCCTCGAGCCTATAACTAGCTAGGTAAATGTTATCATTAAGCCGGTCAAAGCTCTGCGGGCCGCCGCGGAAGAACAGATCAGGTTCCGATGGAACGATACTCATATTGCATCCCCGTCGGGTTGATCAGCACTGTGAAGCCGGTGGTCGTGACGGTGTCGAGGGAGACGAAGCCGGTGGTGCCCTTGGGGGTCAGCATCACGATTGGGCCGGTGTCGTTGTGCGGGTAATTGAAGGCCGTGGTGGCGTTGATAGTGCCCGGCCCCCAATTCTCGATAATGTTGTTAGTCAGGCGATAACCGGTTGGCCCGGTCGGGCCGCCGCCAGTCGCTCCAGTAAACTGCAGGCCGGCTGGCCCGGTCGGACCAGTCATCCCGGTGAAGCCACCGCCTAACTCGTAAGCCCACAGGTCCGCGACCTGAATCGTCCCGGCCGCTAGACCACTTTCAAAGAGTTCGATATCGAACCAGTATTTCGTTCCAATGACAGCGTTTTGAACAACTCCTATAAGACAGTAAGGGGTCCACGGGTTAGCCCCGAGACCGCCGGATAAAACCGGGCCGCCCAGGATAACACCGGTTACAGCGCCGCCATAGCTAGGGGCTGTGCCCGTCCCATAGCGAAGCCTAGGCTCCGGTGTGCTGTTGGCGCCGCCTACACACCCACCCATAGCACCGATAAGAATATTCCCGCTACCTACCGGCGTCAGTACCCAGTTAGCACCGGTAGGGCGCCCCAAGCCCAACATATTGTCGCCACCGAAAGCTGCAGTCGAACCCTGGGCGCCAATCTGTACAAAATTCACACTCGTGCCAGCCGGACCGGTTGCGCCGGTGACGCCGGCGCCGGCGAGCTCGAGAAGATAACATGTTGCTGGACCAGCACCAGCAGTAATAGTAGCTAAACCACCCGCACCAGCAGCCAGCATGGCGACATCAAACCAGTATTGCGTCCCCACTGTCAGCCCACTGATAAGACCGGACAGGTTGAAGTTATAATTGTCCGGGAGGGTCATGCTGCCGGCACCCATCAGTTGGGCGTTACCAAACGGCACAACAGATCCGGTCAAAGCCGCTTGGGTGACCGGCGCGGTGCCAGTGCCATACATCAATTGGAAGGAAACTGATTGAACCGGCCGAACATTGACGGCGCCTTGAACATTCAACGTCAATTGGCCGGTAGCAGTCGGGGTATAAAGCCAAGAGCCGCCGGATTTCTGGCCATACCCCAGCATCTGAAAACTACCGGTAGCACTTGGTCCTGTAGCATTGACCCAGCCGGTAAAGCCGACGTTTGGCATCGCCGTCAGCGCGTAACCGGTCGGGCCGGTTGCTCCCGTAGCGCCGGTATTCGTTGCCACCCCCGCCGGACCAGTAAAACCAGTAAAACCAGTCGGTCCCGTAGCGCCGGTGGGACCGGCGAGACCGGTGGGACCGGTGGGACCGGTGGGACCAGTACCGATGGGGCCAGTGAAACCCGTCGGTCCTGTGGCACCGGCGGCGCCCGACAACTCAATAACACGAAACGTTGCCGGGTTAATAGGGAGGGTAGAAAAGCCATAAATAATAGCGAGGCCGCCCACATTCTGCGCCTCCATGGCAATATCAAACCAGTACTGCGTCCCAACAGCAAGATTGTTCACGACGCTGTACAGGTTAGCATTGACGTTTGATAAGTTAGCGCTACCAGGGCCGGCGAAATAATTGGTCGCATCGGGGGCATAAGCGCCAGTTAAACCGCCACGGAAGACCGGCGCGGTGCCAGTTCCATACATCAGTTGTAGGAGTATATTTTGCGATGCCCCCGCTGGCAGTATGGTGGCTTGAAAATCAAGAAGCAGCTGTCCTGTTACTGTCGGCGTATACAGCCATGCCCCGCCACCGGACTTCGTCCCGTAACCCATCATCGAGAATATGCCAGTCGCATTGGGGCCAGTATTATTAGCCCAACCGGTCATACCAGTATTAGGCATTGCCCCTATCGCAAAACCAGTGGGGCCGGTGGGGCCTTGTGTGCCGGTGACGCCGGCGCCAGCTAACTCGATGATTGTAATTGTTGTAGGTGCATTGGGGGCAGGCGCCGCATGTACGCCACCTCGTACAACACCAAGGCCGGCGTTGTTCCAAGTCTCAACGGCAAGATCGAACCAATATGCTGTGCCGACAGATAAGGACGGCGTAACACCCATCGCGTTGAAGGGTGAAATGGGGATAGTCGCACCGCTAGCAAATGCAATCTCGGCATAACTTCCCGGGAGAACAGTCCCGGTGGGGTTTGTATTTAAAGAAGGCGCCGTACCAGTTCCGTAATACACGACCATAGACATAGCTTGATTTGCTACCGGCTCAGCTGCACCCTGAACGCTGACAAATAACTGGCCTGTAACCGTGGGTGTATATGACCAGCCGCCGGGGGACTTCGTCCCGAAGCCCATCATCTGGTATGAGCCGGTTACGTTGGGGCCAGTGTCATTAGCATAGCCGGTGTAGCCGGTATTGGGCATTGATTGAAAGCCGTAACCGGTGGGGCCTGTTGGGCCGATGACGCCGGTAGGGCCAGTACCCAGTGGACCAGTGGGGCCGGTTAGAGTACCAGTCGGGCCCGTAACGCCGACGCCAGCCAGTTCGATGAGGTTGAATGTTGTTATTTCGCTGGCAAGGGTACTATTCTTAACAACACCCAAACCGCCGACGTTGAAAGCGCCAACAGCCATATCGAACCAGTACTGTGTCCCGACAATAAGACTGCCGACGACGCCCTCCATGGTCAGGGAGAAATTTGTCTGCACTGCGGAGGCGATGAAATTTTGGTTGCCATAAGTAAACGGCACAACAGACCCAGTCAGGCCACCACGGAAACTAGGAGCGGCCCCAGTACCGTACATAAGATTTGCATTCATGGTCTGACTAGCAGCGCCGAAAAAGGGTTGCATCGTGGCTTGCGAGAAAACAAGGACTTGGCCCGTCACCGTGGGTGTATAGACCCAAGCGCCACTAGCCTTGCCACCGAAGCCCATCATCTGGTATGAGCCGGTTACGTTGGGGCCAGTGTCATTAGCATAGCCGGTGTAGCCGGTATTGAGCATTGATTGAAAGCCGTAACCGGTGGGACCGGTGGGGCCAGTACCGCCGGTAGGGCCTGTCACAGTGCTTGCAGCACCGGTAGGTCCTGTACTACCTTGTGTGCCTTGTGAACCTGTCGGGCCCGTGGGACCAATTGATCCTGCTGAACCCGTCGGCCCAGGAGGTCCCTGTGTTCCTGTTGGTCCAGTCGTTCCTTGTATCCCTTGCCCTCCTTGTGCGCCTGTTGCCCCCGTGGGTCCTGCACTACCTTGCGCTCCTTGTGAACCTGTGGGTCCTGTTGAACCTGCTCCTCCTGCTGTACCTGTGGGTCCGGTTGGCCCGGTACCGATCGGACCGGATGGACCGGTAGCGCCTGTCAAGCTTGCTTGACCGGGAGGTCCGGTAAAGCCCGTCGGCCCCAGAGATCCCGATGACCCAGTTGCTCCTGTTGGTCCTGTTTGTCCTATTGGCCCCGATGGTCCTGGTCCTCCTGCTCCACCTGTTGGACCGGTAGCGCCGGTGTTGGTCGCTACCCCTGCTGGCCCGCTAGGACCAGTGGGACCAGTGCCGCCGTTGAAGAATGGCTGCGTCGGCGTCAGTGTGGCGAAAGTTTCCGGCTGGGTGATGCCAACCACCACGGTATCGCCGAAGATCTGATTGTCGGACGTTGCCGCGGTGATGAAACAGGTACAGGTCTCAACCTGCGACGATGCTTGCAGCCAAAAGAAGACTTCCAGTTGATCCGGCGATAATTGCGTCTTGGTAACAGTCGAGACCGGCGAGTTACAGGTTACCGCGGCGCTGAAAAGATGCTCGCCGGAACGAAGGGCATTGTGGTAGCGGGCAACGATACGACGGCATTCACCTACAAGAATGTGTTCGGTGCCGAGCTGCATGGTCGGCCTCCGATCATGTTCCTATGGCGTGATAATAAACTAATCCAGCTGCCCCTGTAGATGAATACAGGACGAACTGCGTGATCGCTGTGGCGGTGATAAAAGCACCAGTGGCGCCGGAATAGCCGCGGCCTAGTGTAACGATCGGCGGGTTATCATTATAAGCCTTGGAGAAATTGACTGTGGTCCCGGCTTGCGTTGCATTGGCGCTGCCGTAATTGATAATGACATTGCCAACCTGCACGTAACCCCCACCAGCCCCCGTCGAACCACCGACGCCGGGTCCAGTCGGTCCAGTCAGGCCAGTGCCGCCACCGCTGCCGGGCGGCCCGGTATAGCCGGTGCGGCCTGTTGGGCCTGTGACAACTGAAGCGGCGCCCGTGGGACCAGTGATGCCGAGCGGACCCGTCGGGCCTGTGAAGGCGCCAGGACCAGTGACACCGGTCGGCCCGGTGGGGCCACCAGGTTGCCCCGTCGGGCCAGTTTGGCCGGGGACGACAACAACAGGACGCGCGTAGACAGGAGATGGGCCGTAAACAAGTGCAGTCATGTCGCGATCATTGCCGTATTATCTTAAGCCTTCGTTTACATCTCTTGCCAAGTGATCGTCATCGGGATAGCCGGTCCAGTACTGCCAAGCGTTATGACCATCGGGCTGGTTGGCGCTGTGCAAACATCAAACCAATACTGGAGACCCAACGCGAGATTGCTCAGAATACCGAACAGGTGAACAGGCTCGGGGAGATTCGACGTCGAGTTGATCATGTTCTGGGCATAAGGCACTGGCTTGCCCCCGGTGCCACCGGGCTGTGGCGCAGTGCCGGTGCCGTATTGAATGCGCAAGCCTCTATTGACCGCCACTGCACCGCCAATGGGCCCCTGCACGCGCACCTGCAACGTGCCGCTTTGTTGCGGTGTATAGGTCCATGGTGACGACCCTGTCCCCAGCCCCGCTGCCGGCCAGCCTATAGTACCAGTGACATTGAATCCGAACGTCGAGCCCGACGTGCCGGTGAACGGCAATTGCGCGCCCATCGGGCCAGTCGTGCCGATGCTGGGTGGTCCCGTCGGTCCTGTTAAACCCACCGTACCGATGGCACCGGCTGGCCCTTGCGGACCTTGCCCGCCGACTGGTCCCGTCAGTCCCGAAAAGCCAACTGGGCCTTGTGACCCCTGCGGACCGGTTGGCCCTGTCGGCCCGGTTGGCCCTGTCGGCCCGGTGGAGGCAACGCCGCCGCCGGGAGCACCTGTCATACCCGTAGCGCCGGTATTGGTCAGCGTGCCATTGCTGCCAGTCGGCCCGGTTGGGCCTGTCTGGCCGATCTTACCTTGCATACCCTGGCGCCCGATTCCGGCAATACCCGTCGGGCCGCTCGGTTGAACGCCGGTCGGGCCGGTCGGGCCGGTCGGGCCGGTCGGCCCCGCCATGGGTGCTCCGATGCCGGTCGGGCCGGTCGTTCCCAATAAGCCGAACGGCCCGGTGGCGCCGGTTGCACCGGTGATGGCGTTGTGGGTTGAGACAGCAAAGACGGGCACTGTAACCCTCCCGTCAAAATTCTTCGAATGTGAAGATCACTGGTGTATTCGGTGAGTTATGGCCCACCGTGGCATTAACAGCCGCTGTCGTATTCAAGGCAAGATCAAACCAATACGTTGTGCCGATCGCCAGCCCGCTGACGATGCCGAACAAATAGAAATCCTGAAAGACGCTCGAGCCGACGCCGCTCATATTTTGCGCGTAGGGCACCGGATTGCCGCCAGTGCCATTGAATCCAGGAGCCACACCGGACCCATAATTCAGCCGCGCCCCGAGACCGCCGGCGGCGGCAATCAACATTGGCACCTGCAAATGGACGCGAAGACGTGTACTGTTGACCGGCGTGTAGGTCATCGTCTGTGCTGGTATATTGGCGCCCAAGCCGAGACCGCAAAGCGGCCAGCCAGCTGTTGCCGTCATATTGAAATGGAAGGTTGCACCAGAGCCGCCGGTATAGGGAAAGCCGCTACTTCCTCCAGTCGGCCCGGTCGCTCCTGTGGTGCCGCCAACGCCCTGCGGGCCGGTCGCTCCAGTATTGCCTTGTGGGCCGATCCCTCCGGTCGGCCCAGTTGTGCCGATAAGACCCGTGGGACCAGTCGCTCCAGTACTGCCTTGTGGGCCGATCCCTCCGGTCGGCCCTGTTATGCCGGCAAGACCCGTGAAGCCGGTCGGGCCCGTTGCCGATGAGCCGATGGCGCCAGTAGGCCCAGTTGTCCCGGTATTGGGGGCAAAACCGCTAGCGCCGGTCGTACCGGTCGGTCCGGTATTCCCTTGAGGACCGGTAGGCCCGATGACGCCTGTCGGGCCCGTCGGTCCCGTTGGGCCTGTCAGCCCTGCGGCGCCGCCCATGCCCGCTGGTCCGGTCGCACCGGTCAACGATAAGCCCATCGACCCGCTGGGACCGGTCGGTCCCGTCAATACAGCTTGGCCCGTCGCGCCGGCCGGACCCGTCGGCCCTGTCGGCGAGACATAGAGCGGGCCGGTCTGGATGGCGAAGACCGGCATTACAACCCCCCGACGCCATCCTGAAGAACGAACTTGCCATGCATCAAGGCGACGCGCACGGCGGGATTGGATTGATCATACATGATCCAGTCATAAACATATTGACCGGGGATCAGGCCAGCACCGGTGACGCCGGTAGCGCCGGTCAAGCCGGCCAATACGGCATCGGGGACATTGGTATGCAGCACGCGATTGTTGGGATCGTCGACGATCACCATTACACAGCCGGGCTGACCGCTATCGATGGTCAAAAGCGCCGCTGGCTGCAGCCGGTTGCCCTTGATGGTAATCAAGAAGCTTTGATTGAACAAGGTCCAAGCCGGACCAGTTACCCCGGGCGGCCAGAAATTCGGCTGTGAGCCGGTCGGGCCGGTGGGGTCGAACTGAAAGGCATCCTGCCATGTGACATTATTGCTTGTTGCTATGTCAACCCGAGCACTGGTAGGAACCCCCGATGGACCACCTCCGTAATAGGACATTCCTAAACACCCCACGAAGTTGGCGATGGGAAGGGCGTGCTGACGCCCCCGCGCTGACTGTTGGTCCGGAAGTTTCGCGGATAGCGCCACGCTTGGCCGCCGTACAAATACGCCCGCATCGCCTGCGTTCGCGCCATCGCAATGCCGTCGCGCAGGCGTTTCACATTGATCGGGCCATTCGTCGGATCACTGTACGACTTCGCCTTCTGCATCTGCATGCGGCCAACCACGCCCGCTTCTATCGCTCGCTCATACTGCGGGACTAACCAGCTCGGGCCGTCGGGGACATCGCCATGCTGATTGGGAAGGACAATGGACTTGTAGACCACGGCATTGACATTCACGGTCATATTCGTCGGCCAGACGAACCAGATTTGCGCCGATGGTGGCTGGAGGTCTACGACAGTGGCCGGATAGAGCACGCTATTCTGGTCCACCACATGACTCAAGCGCTTGATCTGGCCGCCTTGTGCTGGTGCGATGGTGTAATTCTGGGTGTTCGCGCCGATGGTCAGTGGAATCCACTCAATCCAACTGTTCGAATCCGACAGGAATTCGTCCATTACATTAAACATCGTGCCGCGGATACCGGCCCGGGTTGCCCCGGGGAGCTGGACTTCGCACTCATTCATCAAGCGGTCAAGGTCTTGTTTCTGGATCGCCATTATTGCGTACTCGCTGCGGCGCGTGCCCCACCCGCCGACGCCGGCGCCAGCGGCGTGGCGTAAAGTACGCTGGTCAGCATATTCTGGAACCGCATCAGGAAGGCATTGGCCCGCTCGATCGGCACGTCTTCTTCGTCCCGGAGCATGGCATGGGCTACAAGGCCGTATACAAGCGGAAGACGCAATTGAAACTCGACCGGGACATGCTCACTGGAGACTGCCCAGTAACTTGGCATTCGGTCGCCAAACTTATAGACGAACATGTCCGGGCGGAGACGACGCGCTTCGAGGAGTGCCGTATTGAACGCGACGAGCAGGGAGGTGTCATCATAACGATATGGTGGCGTCTTATCCAATAGGATGGTGCGGGCGTCGAGGATATAGGACTCGACGCTGTCAAGCTCGTTGGGCGTATCAGATCCGTTGGCCATTAGGCTGCGCCATCTCCATCGCTATCAGATGCATCAGAACTTCTCTGCGGGCCGCCTTGCTCTTGCGTCGGGCCGTACTCGACTGGCGGCGGCGTCTTCTGCTGAGGCGCCGGCGGTGTCGGTTTTTGCCGACCTTGAAGCGCACCTGTAGCTTTACCCAGAAGATTGGATAACGGATTCCAACTTACTGAACCGCCTTCGGCGAATCGCTGGCCAAACCCCTTGTCCTTGCCGAAATAACGCATCTTGGTGGTATTCATGAAACAGGCTCCCGAGTTTCCCCAGGAGCCTGCCCGTAGAAACTTAGGAAAGGCTTAAGAGTTTAGGTACGCTAACAGGCGTTCTAGTTGTACTACAAAAGAAACCAGAGTGGTTTTACCCACTCTGGTGTAGTATGTTAAGATAGACTTGATAACCTAGCAAGTCCTTAGTTATCAGCTACCCGGAGTGACTTGCGCTTGCACAAGTGCTTTCCCATCGACAACTTGATAACCGTAAACCTGCAGGCCGCGCAGGATCTGGCCGAAGGTCAGCTCAGATCGAAGCGTTTCGACCTTGCTGATCTGACTGGCAAACGTTAGACCGTGCGCGTGACCAGCGAACACCGGCCATTCACCGGAGTTGAAGTTCGCCGACTGCGTCGAGTTGTTGGGCAACAGGTTGGAAATATAGATCGTGAACCGATCGATCATCCCCAGACGGCCGTTACGCAACATCGACACCGAGTCCCCCGACAGATAAGCTTGGCGGAGCTCGGACTGCTTGATTTGACGACCAGCCCAAGCCGGCATGACGACCCAGCGGCCGACTTCCGGGATGTTCTGCTCGTCCAGAACCTGGCCCATCCGCATCAGGACGTCGAGGAGTTCGACCTGTCCGGCGCCGGCGTTACGGCCGACAACCGTCAAGGCAGAACCCTGAGCGCCCAGATTAATGGAGCCGGTAATGGCACCCGCCGCGGTGCCCTGATTGGCAGCGACCATCTGACCGACAATACCACCAAGCACGTCTTGGTCGACTGCGATCTTCAGTTGCTGCGCGGCGTCGTCCGACCACATCGACAAGACGTTGAGGTCGGATTGCACTTCCAGCACATCGTCGAGGATGAGCGAGAAGTATTTGCCGTTGCCGATATATAACTCCACACTACCACCGGTCGGGCGGTCAAGCGCGAGCAGACCGTCGGCCAGGTAGTTGCGGATGGTGATCGTCGGCTTGGTGCGAATCCGGACGCGGTCGCCCTTGTCGCGAATTTCGCCTTCGTAGTCGGTATTTGAAATCGCAGCCAGCACGGTGGAAGCATAGAACTTTTCCACCAACTTGCCGGACCAAATCTCCGGTACGAAACTGGTCGCTTGTAGGTTGTTACCTACACTACCGACCGGGTAGATTGCAGGGGTTGTGCCGGCGCCTGCGCCGGGGAACCCTGAGCTCGGAATAGCCATGCGGCCCTCCTTGGGGCCCGCATGGTTCAGCCCTTATTTGACGATCTGCACCCGGCCATCACGGACGGCTGCATGGATTTGTGCTTCGCGTGCAAGCTTATCTTGCTCACGTCCCGCGTACCGGCCATGCGTCACGTCCCAGTAGAAGCGGGATACATCTTTGTTGGTGATGAGCGGCACATCGGCCATCGCCGCGGATGACGGCGAGGGACTGGCCCTACCTGGGGCAGCGAGACTTTCCAGCTTGACTGCCGCTTTGCGCACGGGCGTCTGTGACGGCGGTGCTTCGGGCGGCTGCTGGGCTTGCTGGCCCATGTGCTCGGGGTATTCGCTTTGGAATCCCCTGAAGAATGCAAGGACTCGCCCGGCGTCGCCTGCGGCAAATGCTTGATCCAGCAGCCGTTGCCTTATCACACCCGAGTAAAGATCTGGTAAAGTCAACCAGTCTTTCCATTGTTGCTCACCATTGATTTGCCGCCAGTTTTGTAAATGCTGATCGAGCGCATCGTAGACGTCCTGGGATTTGACTCTCTGTAATTCATTCCGCAATTGTTGATTCTGCCGCTCCATATCCTGCACGACCGGCCGCACCACCTCGCGGGCTTTTCTTTCCATCACAGAAAGAGCCTCCTCACCATAGGCTTGGCGTTCGGCCTCGGTGATCAACGGCGGCTGCGGCTGTGCTGGTTGCTGTTGCTGCGGCTGCGCCCACGATCGCGGGTTGGACATGTTCTGCAACTGGGTCTGCTGCATGGCGATGTATTCGCGCTGCTGGGCGTTGCGCCCGAGCAAAGCGTTGTAGTCACGCTCACGCTTAGCGAGTTGGGCCTCGAGCTCGGCAACTTTATCAGTTGGCGGCTCAGGCTCAGACGCGGGGGTGGGGGCCGGAGCTTCGGGCTCCGGGGACGCGGCTCGAGGTTCGGGCTCCGCCGCTTTTTGTTCAGGTTCTTGTTTGTAGAAGGCCTCGGCGCGTTCGGCGGCGGCCTTGACGGCTGGGGGGATAGCAACTGATTCATCGACGGGCGGTAAAGCTTCGGCCATCGGGACACTCCTCTTGCAGGCACTGGAGACGAGGGTCTCCGCAGTGGCTCCAAGAGGGTTACTGAGCAGCCTTAAGAATTCGTAAGTGGTGGGCGTATTGGGCGCAGACGCCTTGCTGCCGGGCGAGCTGATCGGTTGAGCAGTTGAGCAATGTCGCTACCTGCTTGCGGTATTCATCCTCGAACGCATGAACGTATTTCTCGTACCATTCGGGCGCGTTCGAGCGTAGCTTTTGTAAGATTTCGTGCAATCAACCACTCACGCCCGGAAAGACGCCGGTACCGAGACCGGGCGGGGCCACAGGGCCAGCAGGTCCGGGGGCGGGCGTGGCCTTGGCATAGTTGTTCATGGTCGGTGCCGGGCCCAAGGCACCGGACTGCGCAACTTGGTTGCGCATCGGGGCCGTAACGGCGCGACGGTTGGTCAGCGGCGCTTGGCGCGAACCCTTACCGGCATTGACGGTGCGAGCACCACCCTTGGTCAACGGCGTGAGCTGATTACGGTTGATCGGCATTACGGGCCTTCTCCTGGTGCAAAGCCGGCCACGTTTGGGCCAGATACAGGCTTACCATAGTCCCGTGTACCGGCTGGGCCCGGGGCGATACGCGCACCCGGCGTTGGCGCTGCCAAATTTTGCGGCCGGGAGCCCAATATAAAAGACGGCCGTACACCGGGCATCGGCACCCGCGTCGGGCCTTTCTTGGCAACAAGCCCGGGTGTACGACCACCGATAGCCATTAGCGTGCGCTCGTGATACCCGACTGCGCCGGCACCGCCGGATTGAAGCCGAACATCTTGGTTGAACCACCAGCGGCGAACTTGTCGCCTGGGCCGGAGCTGTCGGGCTTGCCGGTTGACGACGACTTGTCGGCGCTGGTGCGCGAGCCGGCTTCCTGCTCGCCGAACATCTTGGTGTCGCCACCTTTGGCGAATTCAACATTGTGGGTCTTCTCGGTGCCCTCGGCGCCGGCGTCACCGCCGCTGGTTCGCGGCGTGCCGGTTGATCCGCTTTTGGAGCCGGATCCGGAATGGACGTTATCGCCCTCGCCGAAACCGTGGGAACCACCCTTACCTTTAGCCATTGCCATCTCTCCTGGAGTTGCCCGGCTATACAAGCCTATGGCCGTTAAAGATTGGTTATCCTCAATTCCGGGATTGCCGTCACCAGCACCGGGCGATATTCTGCATTATCATAATGCGCCCGCAACTTGACGGTGATCGGTTCGCGCAAATTCCATGGAAACAACAGGATCGCCGCCGGCGGCTCGGTAGCGACCAAATGCTCGAACGGCACGATCGGGATATTGGTTCCCGGAACCAGCTTGCCTTGCTTATACGGCGAATCATCGACGATAAAATACAGATCATCGCGATCAAGCCCGACATAATTGCACAGCACCGTCGCCTTGGCCGGCGCCCCGTAGCCAACGATAATCCCCGGCGCGTCGGTCAGATATTCCCGCAGCGCGTTCTTGATCGCCCAAGCGTGACCTTGCATCGGCTGCTCGGCCGGCGACACTTGGCTCCTGCAGATCCGGCCAACCGATTCCTCGACCCGATAACGCGAATCAATCTTGCTCAAGAACATCCGCACCGAGCCGCCATGGGTCGGCAGCTCCTCGATCCGCCACGGCCGCAAATCATAACGATCGGCCAAACGGCTGACTGCCTGCACGGTGATGTAGGAGTAATGCTCATGGTAGATCGTATCGATCTGGTTATATCTGATCAGGTTGGAGAATAGCGGAAACTCCAAAGTCGCAATGCCGTCAGCTGCCAAAGCGCCGGCGATGCCGGCCATGAAACCATTCATATCCGGGGTATGGGCAAAGACATTGGTGGCGTTGATCAGGGTGGCGTTGAGACCCTGGGCGCTATTGGCCCCCCAGAACTCGATCCGGGTCTTGATGCCGTGGTCTTCGGCAACATGCGCGACATTACCGGCCGGCTCGTAACCCAAGACCATGCAAGTATCGCGCAAATGCCGCAGAAAATATCCGTCGTTGGAGCCGATATCGATCACCAGCGAACTGGAGACCAGATCAAGCTCGTTGACGATGCGGTCGGCGAACGCTTTGCGGTCGGCCACCCAGGACGGCGACTGCGACGAAAAGTAAAGATAATCGGAGAAGATCTGCGACGGATTGACGGTCTCGGTGAGCTGCCCCATGTCGCAGTCGCTGCAGGCCCAGACCTCAAGCGGATATTGCGGCTGATTGGCGTTCTTCTCGCGATAGTCGTTGGCGAGCGGGGATATGCCAAGATCGAGAAACGAACGACAATTGCCACCACAAGCGCGACATTTCATGATCGTGTCTCCCAACAATGCAGCAGGGGAATGGTGCGGTAGTGCAGCTTTGATTGCTTCAGCCAATAGGTGAAGGCGCGCTCCATGACATAAGCCATTGGCCGCTTCTTATATTCTGAATTGTAGCTATCCTCGCCTTTGCAGCGGCCGTGCAGCTGCAACCGGATCAGCTCCAGCTCGTGCATGAGGCGATCGAACACCGGCCACGGGGTGATAAAGAGATACGGGAAAATCAACGCCGGCATCGGCTCGACCGGCATGATCTCGTAGCAGGTCAGCGCGTCGATCTCGGAGCGCGATTTGGCGAAGTCCTCCCAGATGTCGACCGGGATCGGGAACGGCTGGGCGACCAGCATATCGTAGCTCTCCAGCAGCCGCGTAATGTCGGCGCCATCCCATTGCGCCAGCCAGTTGCGATAGTCGTCGAAATCGCGCCGGCCGCAGCAATACCAGCCTGGTGCATGCGCCGGTGTCGCCCAATCATAATCCTGCTCGTCAATCGGATAGAGATATTTGCGGTAGCCGAAAAAGCCGACAATGTCCGGCGGCTTGGTGTCGATATGCCAGACATTGTACAGCGCGCAATAGTCAGCATATTCCGAGCCGGGCTTGTCGCCCGCTCGTGTCACGAACGGCTTGATGATCCGGCCTTTCGGCTGCAGGTCATGGTCGCGGTGATCGATCACCCACACTTCGATGGTCATCACAGATCCTGAAAATCCCGCGATCCTCGGTCATGAACGAGGACGTTGTGCATGTTGCCGCGATAGGTGGTATGGCCCCATTGCGACGGCTCGATCACCCGCTCCTTCTCGACCACGAACACCGGCTCGTTGGCGCGCATGATTTGAATGGTGAGATTATTCGGGCCATGCTCGAACTCGAGATAGCCTTCCTTCGATGTCTTGAAGTCGAATTGCTTGATGATGTTATAATAGCGCCACAGCTCGACCAGAATAGCCGTGTCCCGGACATGCAAGTTGCCCTCTTTTGAGCCGGTGCAACCGACCAGGCCGGCCGCTTTGGCCCGGTAGAAAAAATACAGCCTCGCCAGCCAATCTTTGTGCATCACTTCCGAGGTCGACACCAAGGTGCAGAGCAGCGGCTCGTTGACATGGTTGCAGGCCTCGAGGAAACAGCCGCCGCCGAAGGAGTTGAAATCCATGTAGTTGAAAATGTTGATGACGTTCAAAGGCTCGAACTGCTGCACCGCCCATTGCAGGTCCTCGCCGCTGGTAAACTCCTTGTAGATGATATAGACCTGACACTCGATGCCGGGTGGATGGAAGCCCCAGGAATCGACAAAGCGCGTGAAACGGCGTCGCCAATTCGGATCCAAGCCGCGGGCGATATAGACGACGCCGATCTCGCTCATAACGTCAGATCTCCAGTGACGTAAGTGGCACCCTGGATCACCCGCAGGTGCAGGTTCTTCATCCCTTCCGGGTCATACTGTCCCGAAGCCGTTGAGAGATGTGTTGTGATAGTTGCCGCCAAGTATGGTTGTTCAATGGACCGGTATCTTTCGTCATGAATTGCCGCCAAACCCGCATCGCGGCACGCAGATCCAACCCAACGATCCTCGTAGTCGGGGTAACAAGGATACGCCAGCGCCGCTTCCATTGCGCGGCGAGAGAGCCAGTAAGCCGATCCGCCGCCGATGTGGTGTTCGTCGTAGGTGTGGAAGCCCCAGTAGTCGTGCCCGGCTCTGAGGTGTTCTTTGAGATTTCTGAGCAGCCGGGGGATGATGATGTAGCAGTCGGTCGGCGCGTAACAGACATGCGTATACCCCGAATTATAGGCCCGCTCTATGGCCTTTCTTGTTTTGTAGGAGGTGTTGGTGAGGCCGAAATCGACATCCACCCGTATCTCATCAGGTAGAAGTGCCTCAAAGCTTCGAGTTCGGTCGAATACAAATAGATGATCGAGGAAGTAGCCCCATGTATAGAGGTACGTCCCTCGACACATGTCGTTGGCTCCGTTGTCATGATCAGCCAGCCATGTTGAAACCATCAAGAGAGGTCGAGCCATTTATTCCCATTCCGCGGTAAAGGGGGTCTAGGTTGGTTCTAGCCATTCAGGATTCTCGGTATACCAGTGCGCAGTTTGGATGAAGGATTCTTCCACCGTCATCGGCGACTTCCAGCCAAGCAGCGCCAGCTTTTCGCCGTTCAAGCCATAATGACCGTCATGGCCCGGGCGCTGGTCGGTCACGATAATATCGACGGTCTTGGCTTCCTTGCCAAGCGCGCCGGCGATAAGCAGCACCAGCTCCTTGTTGTCGATTTGTTTATCGCCGACCACATTGAAGCGATCCGGCCGGTCAACGGTTCCGGGGACATGGACATACGGGTTACGGTTGCGGAGCAGATAAAGCATGGCATCAGCAGCATTACGTGAATGCAGGTAGTAACGACTGCCATAGCTGTCTCCGAATTTATGCAACGGGATGACTTCGCCGCGCCGCAAAGCACGCTGGATGATGCAAGGAAATTTGTGGCCGTTCTGCCGCTCGCCAAAATTGTTCATGATATTGACGAGAATCAGCCGCAAGCCGTAGGAGCGCCACCAGGCGATGGCAAAAGCTTCTTGCGCTGCCTTCGACGCCGAATACGGATTGCTGGGGACTATTGGATCCCACTCTCGATGAGTTGAGATGCCATCAGTGGGGCCGTAGACTTCATCGGTAGATATATGAAGAAAGACTGGGCCAACATCATGCTGCCATTGCTGCCGAACGTATTCAACCATCGTGAGCATAACATCAGTGTTGGTTCGGACGGCATAAGCCGGATTATCGAGGGATACATCGACATCGGAGATCGCTGCCAAGTTGATGACATAATCAACTGTGTTGCCGATCTTATCGGCCAAGATGTCGGAGATCGGCGCCGTCAAGTCATGGGTAAAGATCCGCACCCGCGGCGACCGATAGATCTTGTCATGCAGCCGATCGGACAGGCCCTTGTGGCGGAAGCTGTCGATGCCGGTAATCTGCCAGTCGGTGTTGAGCAAGAGATGCTCCGCTACGTGACACCCGATCGAGCCGCCAACGCCGGTGACAAGAACGTGCTTCATCAATACCCCGTCAGCATTCGGGCGTTATGATCAGCAAGGTACCAGCGGATCGCCGGCCCAAGATTGAGCAGGTCAACCATTGCCAACATATTCACTTCCCAAGTCACATCACGCTGGGCCTGGACATAGGCCCGCGTCATGGCTTTGAAGGCACGATTGAGGGGAAAGACGTCGTCCCGTGGGACACACAACAAACTGCCGCAGAACCGCCAGCATGGATATGTTGTGTTGACTAACCTTCGCTCCCAACAGCCGGGAATTGCGAGATCGTTAACCACTATACGATCCAGAAACGCTGTCAAGGGCGAAGTTGAAAATCCTGGCAATGTCATAATTCCGTAATCCAACCAAACAAACGTCTCGGCGTCGGAATCCAAAAACGTGGCGCGCTCCAGCCATTCCAGCTTGTTGTGCTGAACCATATGATAATTCAGCGTATTCTTTGCCGGGTTATCGCCTTGCTGATGCTGCACCGGACCAGAATTCAAACGCTCGAGAAACGACGCCATCCATAAATCAGCAAGCTCATCGTTGAACACATGCAGCGGGCGACCAGCCAAAGCGTTTTGTAATTCCACCCCGCGGCGTTGGTATTCACTGGCGGGTCGCGGATGCTTCGGAATTGGAACAAAAGCCGACACCACCTTTACTCTTGCTGCCCGCGACATACAAAACTCCATACCTGCTCGGCCGGTACGCGGGCCAACCAAGCCTCGCAATCCTTGAAGCCGAAGCTGATGATTAAGTCTTGCGTCTGCGGGGCGAATGCAAGCCCTGCCGCGAATTCGATGACTTTGTCTCTAAAAAAGAACGGCCGCGATACTTTCCCCAGACAAAAGCTGTCTTGGTACCAGACGAAACGATGGGAGTAGTATCGCTGCCACGGTTTGTCGGTGAAGACGTGGGCTTCATGGATGAGTCCGAGCCAGCCGTCGCGGTAGTGTACGAGCTGAGATCCGCCACTGAAGCTATCGGTTCGGAGCCGGGTGGTGCCGTGGTTGACAAGGTCTTGTCCATGGTCGTCGACGACATGACCGGGCCGGTACATGAAGCGGATGCCGTCTCCGGCGATCGGCATCCAATTCTTCTCATAGAGTCGAGGAGCACGAAGCATTGGCCTAATGTCGTCAAGGCCAAGTTCTGCGTAGCCCCCGAGAGTGCCGGCTCCTCCAGCAGGTGCTCCAATTCTTGCAAGTGTTTGTTCAGCAAGTCCATCAGCACAACGCTGCCGGACAGTGGCGGCGATGTAGAGATTGTTGTCATGGTCGAAGATTCTGGCGTCTTCGAAGCCGACAACGAAAGGATATGCGCAAGCAATTGGCTCTCGCGGCGTGAGCTCGATCTGCGTGATTGAATGAAGCTCACGGTCAAGAGGCACCAGCCAATTGCGAGTGTTAATAGGATTAGTAGCATTGGCAGTGCCATCGGTAGCACGGATAAGATAGCGTCCATCGTCGTCCATCCTGTAGTTGACTGTCCGCACCAAGGCTTTGAGTTCGCCACGGTGCACACAGATGCTGGGGTTCATCGCCGTCCAATGCTCTTCAGCGACGAACTCGATTTGCATCAGCCGTAGAGCAGGACAGTCAAAACCCAAAGGCCGCATGTAATGCAGCAGGTTAGAATCAGCCAACGCGGCAGAAAACTCATAGGCACCCCGAGTAAGAGCAAGCTCATCGCAAACCCGGAAACCATCATCATAGCGCCCAGAGACATAAAAAGCGGCAATGGCGAATTCATCCTTCATCCCCACTTTATAGACGTAATCGTTAACGAACAGCGCATCGGTGGACAACGGGATATTAATACCGGCTTCAGAGAATACTAGCGACGCCGCGTTTTCACCTTTTTCCCGGTAGAATTTTGCAACGTCGTAAAGAGCTTCAGCGCGAGAAGGTCGGAAATTGTATGCAGCAAGATTGCATCGGAGGAACTCTCCAACATGACCCATGTCTCGGTGGCATGCTGCGAGACACGTCCACGCAGACCACACTTCTTCAGCCCAGCCGCCAAGGTCGACACGTCTCTGATACCACTCTGCTGCCTTAGCAAAGTCGCCGGAATCGCGATAACTCTGTGCGAGATAATAGTAGATGCGGTCTTGCGGTTGATCGCCACGGGCGAGTGCCTTTTCAAAGATAGCGATGTCACGTTTGAACTTCTCCGGCCGGCTGGAGCCGTCGGCATGATCGATGAAGTGCGCCTTCTGCAGCGGGATGCAGCCGCCGGTCGGAGCGTTGAGGAATTCATGGGTCGGTGTCAGATAAGTGGCAGTGGAGTGTCGGGAGAGCAGCCGGCGGTTCTGGTAATGCAGCGGGCCAGCAAGTTGATACATGTCGTGAGACTCGGCGAGGATACCGTACAGCCAGTCCGGGGACTTAACGACCAATTCCATATCCAGATCCATGAGAAGTGCGTAATCCCATTGCAGATCTGATTTGCGAAGTAATGCCAAGGCTTCGTTGCGAGCTTGAGCGAAATCTTCAAATTTTGTATGCCCGACAACGCAAGGAATTCCGTGTAGCGCGGCCCACTCTTGGAGGATTCCTACAGAATCATCCGTAGACCCGGTGTCCATCATAGCTACACCGGCAATGTGCGGGCGCACGCTCTCGGCAGCGCGGAGCAACCGCCCGCTTTCGTTTTTCATGATGGCGTTCCAGACTAATTTCATCTGGCCCGCCCCAAATAGGCAATAAGTGAGCGAGCGTTGCGGAGACGTCGTTCTTCAGCGAGTAGACCAAGCGGGACGGTCATGCGCGAATGTGTCGCATACCTGCGACACAGTGTCAACTTGACTTAGCTGCTGCCTTTAAAAGGAAACCCTTCATCGAGGAAAACGCCGGTGTTGCCAAATCCCGGCAGAGCATAGAGCGCACCCGGGATGTGCCAGCGGAAGCCGATATTGAGGATCAGCACGGTATTGGCGACCGGCCCTGCCGGCCCTTGCGGCCCACCCTGGATGCCGTAGATGCCGTAGCCGCTCGGCCCCGATGGTCCCGGCGCATAAGGCGACTGGTCGGCATTGTACAGCACTGTGCCGGTCGGCCCGGTACCGCCCGTCGGGCCCGTTGCACCTGCGCCACCCGCTGGACCTTGCGCGCCCGGCGTTCCCGTCGGGCCCGTCAGGCCTGCAGCGCCGAACGCCGGCCCCGTCGGCCCGGTGCAAGTAACAGGTCCTTGCGCACCTTGCGGCCCGGTGATGCCGGTGATGCCGCCCGGACCCGTTGGCCCCGGCGGCCCGACCGCGCCTTGAACGCCTGTATAGCCCGTAGCACCGGTAACGCCACGCGGCCCACCAGGAGGGCCTGTCGGCCCAAAGTAGCCCAGTGCGTAACCGGTGTAACCTGTCGTGCCCGTAATACCCGTGGTGTAACGGACGAAGGTGCCGCCGGTCGCACCGGTCGGCCCGGTATTCGTCCCCGCGCCAGTCCCTCCTCGTGGCCCTGCCGGGCCCGTGAAGGTTGAGGTGTTGATGGTGTGCGCCACCGACAGCATCGCCGCCGGCAGGGTGTTGTCATCGTAGGAGTCCGGGGCGAGATTGGGGAGCGGCGGGAAAATAGCCATCACACAAGCCCCGATACTTTGAGAGCCAGCGCCGAGTTATCCCACCAGACCTGGCCGGTGACACCTGGATCGGCGAGCGGGGGATTGAAAATCTTGTAGTTCACGCCTGTCACACCGATCGGCCCCGTTGCCCCCGTCACCCCCATCATGCCGCGCGGGCCAGCCAAGCCGGCAATGCCGGTATTACCCGTGGGACCGATGCCAGTTGGCCCAACTGCTGTACCAGGAGCGCCTGCAGGGCCCTGAAAGCCAGTGGCATTGAGCGAGTTGGGTGGGCCTTGCGCGCCCACGGGACCTACCGGTCCGGAAGAACCCCCTGCACCTTGCGGCCCGGGCGGGCCCGTTACACCTGCTGCACCTACTGCACCTGTTGCACCTACGGGGCCTTGCGCGCCTACAGCAGGCCCCTGTGAGCCTGTCAGCGTGCCGGCCGGACCTGCCGGGCCAGTGACATTGGCGAAGCCGGTCGGTCCCGTCGGGCCGGTAAAGCCGCCTGTGGTGCCGCCCGAATTGACCCAGTCAACGAGCTGTTTCAGCACCACCGATTGCTGGTCCGGCGCCAGGCTGGGAATTTCAGGGATCGGGCCGCCGGGGAATGCTGTTGCTTGCGTTGCCATGCCTACCCCGCCGACCTGACGAACATCGAGAATTGCGCACCGCCAACCGTGCCGGTGGCGTTCGGATTGAACCACAACACGCCAGCAATATGCGGATCAGCCCAAGGCGGAATCCACAATCCAGTCCCACCGGGGCCTAGTAGCCGCGTACCCGTGGGGCCGGTCGGGCCGGTCGGGCCTACGAAGCCTGGGTAGCCGGTGGCTCCGGTGGGTCCTGTTGCACCTACTGGGCCCGTCGCGCCTACGCGACTCGGTCCAGCCGCGCCCGTCTGCCCACCCGTGGGGCCAGCCGGGCCCGTGCCTGCATTGCCGGGACCAATAGCGCCTGCTGCGCCTTGCGGTCCCTGCGAACCGGTATTGCCGGTCGGGCCGGTACTGCCGGTCGCACCAGCGGCGCCTTGATGGCCCAATGAGCCGTCAGGGCCTGTCGGTCCAAGAGGACCCGTCGGGCCGGTCATGCCGGCGCCGGCGGGACCTGTTGGGCCTGTGGTCGATCCAGCGGGACCCGCTGGGCCAGTTGGCGCACCTGCCATACCGGCAACCATGGCTCCAACGACCTGCGCAAGAATCAACCCGCGTTGGTTGGCGTCGTATTGAAAGCTAGACGTGATGCCGGCCATATCAGGTCCTGCGCTCGATCACCTTGGACCCTACGCGATGCGCCTTATGAATTCCCTAAGATCGTCGTATCCGGCGTCGATTCCATACCCGCACGCATACCACACACTGCCCGGTGCGGGTGTAACGCTCGGCGAAATGGCCATGTTTGCAAGGCAGCCCGGTACAGTAGAACCGGTAGTTAGCTTGCTTCGCCAGAGCTCTTGACACCAGAATCTTCTTGATCATCGTGCAGCCAGAATGGCGCCGGCAAGGTCATGGCGATATCGGCCGGCAGCATCGGCGGCACCGGTATGTAATCGACTTCGGGCTTGAGACTATGCATGCCGGGCGTGCCCAATTCCCAATCGAGCAATTCGACGCCGCTGAGATTCTGCACCGCGCGAATATCGTACTCATACCACGGCTCATCGATTACCGCGTGCAGATCGCGCAACGCCTTGAGCGGGTCATTGACCAGATGCTGAAACTCCAGCAAAACAATCTGGCCGGCATACGGACCGAAATAACCGTCGCGCAATGCGTTCCATGAAAACCCCACCACCGAAGCCGGATGCATCAGCCGGTTGACACGGTCATAGATGCTCATATTGGCAGCCTGCAGCACCCGAGAAACTTGGGTAGGGTCGCGGGCAAACAGCCGCTCGAAACTATCGACAATTTGGGCCGGAGGTCGCACGCAAGCAATAACTTTCGCATCTGGAAACAGCCGAGCCACAAGCCCCATATTAGCACACCAGCGGCGATTGGTATCAAACACAACCGCAGGATAGCCCAGATAATAGCTGCTGAAGATGCCGCGTAGGATCTCCTCACGTTGGTCCCCCGTCAGAAATAGCGCGCTTTCGTTGATGCCGGCGCTCATGGCCTCGACCACGGTGGTGATGATCTGGCCGAGCGGCGACTGGACATGCGCCGAAAACCGCGGATTCTGGTTGAGCAGCGAGGCTAGCAGAGTTGAGCCGGAACGAGGCAGGCCGGAGATAAAATGGATCATCCAGGTCCAGGGGATAGCTTGGCGGCCGGTCCAGGGGTATTGCTTAGCACATTTGCGCTCTGCGGTCCACCCCCAGCCGCAATCGGCCCCTGCTGCATGCCCTGGGCTTGTCTTGACATCTGGTTCATATCCTGGGCCGGCGACGGCGCTGCCGAGCCCGGCGCGCCGCCGGGGGTGCCAATATGAATCGGCGTGCCCATCGGCATGCCTTCGCCGCCGCCGAGCTGGGCCGCCGTCAATTCGGTGGCGATCCGTTGCACGCCCTGAGCGACGCCCTTGGTGACGGCTTGGTTGACCTGCTGGGCGATAGGTCCTTGCTGGTCCTGTTGTTGTTTCTGCTGCTGCAACTGCTCAAGGTCCTGATCGGAAGGAACGACCACCTCGCCATCAAGGCCGATAGTCGACGCCACCGAGCGCAGCACTGCGCCGCGGCCCTTAAGCCCCATAATGTGATTATCGACGGGATTGTTCGTAGCCTGGAGGTATTCCACTTGCCGCTGCCGGATGGTCTCGCGTTGCACGGCGACCTGGACGCCTTGGACACTGATCTTCTCCTCGCCGGTCAAGATGCCGGTCTCGTCAGTGAGCAGGATCAGGTCGGCGAGCTGCATCAGCGCCGGCTCCATGACGTCGCGATCGACATTAGCCGCCACGGTCTGCAGGATCTTGCTGGCGTTGCCCATCAGCATCGCCAAGCCTGATGCGGTTCTCCCGGCACCGCCGGAACCGGCCTGACCACCGATATATTTGGGGATCGCCGACACATCGTCCGCCATGCCGACGAATTTGTCGAATACCGCGGTCATCTCCTGGGCGTTCGAGGTTGGCATAAAGAACGAAATCGGCTCCTCGCTGGTAGAGCTTAGCGGGTCGGATCGAACGTGCCATCTCTTCCACGGGTAGAGATCCTCGCCGGTCTCATCAGGTGATAGTCGATCATCGCGGACCACAACTTGAGGCCCAGAAGCAATAGAAATGTTATTGACCAAGGCGCGAACGGTACCATTGACGATCTCCTGCAGATCGACAAGGATATCGGTCAAGCCGTTACCAATTGGTGTATTCGGCACCTTCTCGAACGAAGTGATAAAGTAGGGATGGCGCTGCCGCGGCGACGGGGCGAGATGGGCCTTGATGATATAGGGGCCGATCATCCAGGCTTGGATATAATAATCACGCAGCGGATCATCGACTTGAACGCCATACTGCTCTAACATCTGGCCCTGCACGGGGCCGTTATACAGCATCCCTGTAATCAACCCGGAGCGATTCCATGCTGGATTCTCCTTGTTTTCGAGTACTGCACGTTCCGCGTCAGTGGTGTCCCAATTGTCGTAATATCCACCCTGCCCGTAGTGTTGTAATACCTCGCGGATGGCTTGTTGATCATATCCCGGAAGATCAAGCAGATCATTCAGCTCCGCTCTGGTCATGCGAATCTTTTCCACAATTTCTGCTTGGGCAATGTCCGAAACGCCCGGCGTCCACCAAAGGTCGAAGGGGCTAGGGCTGCGCCAAGTTAATTTGGGAATGCGGTTGACCGTCGGCGGGCCGCCGCCATCAGGCCATTGCAGCTCGGGCAGGATCTTGACCTCGGGCCCGCAGATGCAGCTGTACGGGAAGATGCATAATTGGACCAGGAACTCGGCCATGGCGGTATAGAAGCCGCCCTGGCGCAGAATATCCTCGATCTTATCCTCTGACAGCTTAGCCTGGTCACAGGCCGTCTTCTTGGCCTTGTCCATCGCCGCTTGCATCAGCAGCAGGCGTCGATTGGTCTCGGAGTCGGCCGGCGGCGGCTGCCCGGTCTGGCTCTGCACCATGGTGCGCTCGTGGCCGAGCATCTTGTTGATCATGGCGATGACGTTCGCCGGCGGGTCCGGCGCCGCCGGTGGCTTGACTGACCAGGCGCGGTCGGCCCCCAGATAGATATCCCTTAGCAGACTCGTAGCCGCCCGGCATTTCTGTGCCACCAGACGCAGATAAACTTCAGAGCCGCCAAACTTGCGGATCTCGTTGAGCTTGGTGGCGTCGTACTGGCCGTTGAAGGTGCGCAGCGCCACCAGCAGCCGCTCGCTCCATCCCGAAGCGGTGTTACGGTGATTGCGGAAGATCTCCCAGCGGCCGCGAATAAAGCCGGCCAGTTGGGTCGGGATCGGCTGGGCTGCGCTGGCAGCATCCGCCAGGTCCTGAGCCCGCTGCGCTTCCTGCTGCTCCAATGCGGCCGGCGGAATGACCTGTAAGACCCCTGCCTGACCCAAACCATCCGCCATCGACGATGTCCTTGCGCGTAACGGCTCGACGGTAACTTGAAGGCGTTAACGATTGATTAGGGGCTTGCGTCGAATAGTCGCATTGTGTTATGGAGATTTCCGTGGAAGAGGCACTTACCCCTCCAGAGCCTCAGTTACTTGCTGTCCTCGCCAGGGAAATCGCGACCGACAGCCTGAAGCTCAAGGACCTGCTGGCGAAATACCAACTCGACGAAGAGTATTACCAAAGCTTCGTCGCCTCCAGCCCCTACTTTCAGAAACTCCTCGAAAGCTACACCGCCGAGTGGGAGAGCGTAGTCAATACGCCACGGCGGCTGGCTTTCATCGCCCAGACGGCGCTCGAGGAGAAGCTTCCGGTGCTAGCCGCCCGCTTGGGTGACCGGCGCGAAGGCTTTAGTGACGCTGTCGCCGCCGCCAAGCTGTTCAAGGAGCTCGGCGGCATCGCCACGCCGGCGCCGTCGGCGGCGCAGCTCGGCGAGCGTTTCACCATCACCATCAATCTCGGCGGTAATACGGTGCAGCTGGAAACCAAGCCAGTCATCGAAGAACCATCCCCCTTGGAGCTAACAGATGGACAGACTAGAGCAATACCTGAGAGATGAGTTAAACTGGGCGGCTGGATTCTTCGACGGTGAGGGCTGCATCGGTACTTATAAGGAAAAAGCCCGCTACTGTAGGCTATACCTCTCCATCAGCCAGATAAAATGGGAAACCCTGGAACGTTTTCGTCGGGCCACGGGGAACCACAACAAAGTACGGGGTCCTTACGACCCAAACAACAGTCCGTCCCGCAAACGGCAACAAGCGGCGGCGGTCAACCCACGGAAAAGTAAACCCTACTACAGCTATACAGCACAAGGCGGCGTCGCCGTCGCAGTCTTTAACACCCTCCGCCCCTACCTGAGCCCGTTCAAGCGCGCCGACGGTGACGACGCCATCGCAGAATTCAGGGCTTACCGCGAAAAACTGCTCGGCCCGGCTGTCTATAGCCAGTGCCCAACCTAGACTATACGGCGCCGCCGACCATAGGCACGTTCTGTCGCTCCAATGCGTTTGGCCGCATCCTGGTCGGCCCGATCGGCTCGGGCAAAACCACCGGCATCATCATGGAACTCTTGAGACGTGCTGCACAACAGGACCAGGCCCCAGACGGCTTTCGCTATACGCGCTTTGCGCTTTTGCGTCAGACGCTGATGCAATTGAAAGCCACCGTCTTGAAAGACTGTGACCAATGGCTTGCCGGTCTTGGGCTGTGGCGGGTGTCCGAGTCTACGTATCATGTCAGATTCAACGACGTGGTTTCCGAGTGGGTTTTTTTACCATTAGAAGACGCCGAAGATAGGGCGCGTCTGCTGTCGATGCAACTAACAGGGGCCTTCCTGTCAGAATGCATCGAGATGAACATCGACATTCTAGGTCACGTCCAAGGCCGCATCGGTCGATATCCATCAGGTCAACGGGGCGTACCAAGTTGGCACGGGATCGTCGCCGACACCAATATGCCTGTCGAGATGTCGCCATGGTGGGAATTCTTCGAAAAGATCAAAGCCGGCGAAATCCCCAACTGGTCATTGTTCAAGCAGCCGTCCGGCATGGACTATCCCATCTTCGACAAGGCCGGTCAACAGATTTCCGGCGCCGAGAATCTCAACTGGCTACTGCAGACCGCCGACACCATCCAACTGCCGATCGACTCCAAGCCGCGGCTTGACCACGGCCGCAAATATTACGAGAACATCATCGCCACCTATGGCCCCGATCACGATTACGTCAACAGGTATGTCTATGCTCACTACGGTAACGATCCCTCCGGGGCGGCTGTATTCGCACAGTCCTATCGGGCTGACTTTCATTCTGTCGACCACACGCTCGTCATTCCGGGGTACCCCTTGTATGTGGGCCAAGATTTCGGTCGTAATCCGTGGTCGCTTATTTGCCAGGTCGATCACATGGGACGTCTTCTGGTACACGAAGAAGTTAAAGCGGAAAATATAGGATTGGAAAAGCATGTCTGGCAAAACCTCCGACCCCGGCTTCTACAAGATAAATATCAGGGGCTCAAAATCGCCATGGTGGGAGACCCTGCAGGTGTCGCAAAGGGTAACGTTGCTGAGGAAAGTTGCTTCGATGCTCTCAAGCGTCTCGGATTTGCAGCTTTTCCTGCACCAACAAATGATATTGAACCCCGAATTCGGTCGGTCGAAGCCCTGCTCGCACGCCAGACGAACGGCGGACCGACTCTCGTTATCTCTCGCACGGGTTGTCCGCGCCTTTGTCGTGCGCTTGCCGGCGGCTACCGCTACAAGCGCACCAAAGAAGGCGCGCTCAAACCGACGCCGGACAAAAACGAGCCGGAAGGGTACTCGCACATAGCCGACTGCCTGCAATATGTGTCGCTGATTGTCCACGGCGGCATGATGGCCTATGTCGGCCAGTATCTGTGGGGCAGAAAAAGAAGGAAGGGCCAGAAGGTGACGCCGGCTGGCTGGACCTAACAGACCGGGTCGCCGGGCAACCGCATCTCCCGGAACAGCGCCAGGGTCTGCTGCAAAGTGCGCTGGTACTCCATCGCCGAGATCATATGACGGTCGATGTCCTCCTCGAGAATCTCGGGCGTGAAATCAGGCGACGCCAAGTTGGCCTGCAAGGTTTTCATTTCCGCCAGCCTGACCAACCGATTCTGAAAGTTCATGGCGATGATCACCAGATCCTGGAAGCAGTCACGTTGGCAGCGATGGTCGTAAGCATCCATGATCATCAGGAAGTTCGACGAAATGAGTGCGGAAAAAGTATCCGCTGTTATCGGCATAGCCAGATGATGGGCCAGCAAATTCTCGTCGACCAGCTTGTCAGGCCGCTTGAAGCCCGCGTGCGGTATTGTCGTTGGCGGCGTCGCGGTCATGCAGCTCCCTCTCGATCAAACCGAGGGCCCGGCGCTTGCCATCTTGGTCGAGATAGTAGCCATGGCCCCACAAGGTGTGAATGGTAAGGCCGAATGGTTTAAGCTTCTTGCGCAAGTTGCAGATGACGACGTCGACCATCTTCGGGTCGGTCTCTTCGGGGTTATCCGGCCGTGACGCTCTTACGGCTCTTTGCGCCTCAATGACCCGATGCAAGGTGGTCTTATCGGCCTCCTCGCGTTTGACCAGGACTAGAATAAAAGAGGCCATAAGCTTGGTGAGCTTGAAAGTTCGCATAAAGCTAATGACGAGGTCATGATCGCGTGCCGCAGCAATGTGCGGTGGCAAATGGTCTGCGCGTCGGGCAGTCGGCGGCCAATCTGCAGCCGGCATTTCTGTGATGCAGCCTGCGGCCAATGCTTCCTCCAGGGACAGTCGCACGTCCGCAGCGGCCTGCTCGAGGCCGCGGGCGATAACGTTGACGGGAATGCCTTCATTGGCCAGACGATTTGCAATCTGATCAAAGGGTGCCCCCAAAGGCGGCTTATAGTCGGTCTCGGCAAGCATCATGACGGGGTCCTCCTGACCCGTCAACAATACCTGAATATAGGTAAATAATCCGTTAAGGCAAGGCTGCTTGAACAAGACGGAGGTCCCCCCGTGCGGTCCCCCCTATGGAAAGCTTCAGCTTCCGACCGACTTACGCGAGCGAGACCTCCGCCGGCGTCAGTCTAGGCCAGCCGAGTAAAGCACATCTTATGAATTCAGCCGCGACTTGCCGTTCTCGTTGTAGTAGCTAGTCAAGCTTCTCACCGGCAATAACCGGTAAACAGATCGACCGCAGCAGCACCTGGGGGCCGAGTTGCTTGTGGGCGATGTCGGTTATCTTCTGCCGTATCTTAACGACAGCCTCGTCGCCCTCGATGGCGTCGTTGCAGGCCTCCTTGGTGTCGTACAAAACCGGCCCTTTCTCCTTGGAGCCGTAGGTAAACACCATGCCTTGCACCGAGTCATAGACAATGACCTTCAGCGACCACGGCAGCGGCGCGTCCTCGGCAGCGGCCAGATGCAGTCCCATGACGGCGCCCCAGGCCAGAACGCCGGCGGTTATCAGGATCAGGATGGGTATCTTCATCGTCCACCTTTCGACGTTTCGACATGCGGGCCGGTATCGTCGTAGCGGAAGTAATGCGCGCCGGTGACGCCGGGATCGAGCGTGGTCAGCAGCAGATGGTCAATCAACAAGGCGTATAACTTGTCGATCCGCATCTGCGGCGAGTCTTTTGGCTTGCCGGCAGCCTCGGGCGGCAAGGTATAATAGTTCGTTCCATCTGCAGCCTGCTGCCACGGCATGATTACCTCCTGAGCACCGAGACGAGAATGAATAGGACGGCCACGGCAATGACGGCATAGAGGATCAGTTCAGGATGCTCGGTCACGCGGCCGCTCCCACAGATAGAGTTCGTGCATCATGTCGTGACGGCTTTCATAGTCGAGCTCGTCCCAGGCGCTGAGCTGGCGCGACCATGAACGATCGTCGCTGTGCCGCCAAGTCTCCAGCTCCCAGCCGGGGGCAAGCCGGACCGAGCGGGCCAGATAGACGTGTGGGACGTGCGGGCTGAAATAGAGCAGCGGCATGCAAGCGGCGGTGAAGCCGGCGCCGGCGCCTACAACGATCTCTCGCCTATTCATATGTGACCCCTTGTCTCAGGCCGGCCCAGCATAACCCGGGATGTAGACGGTTGGCAAGCCCGGGGTAATGGCGTCGGCGGCACCAGCGGCCATGTAGGTGGGGTAGACGCCGGACGTCGGGTTCCCGGCGGCTTGGATCTTGGCCTTGGGAACGTGATTATTCTTATCCAGGCTGGTGGGCACCGTGGTGGCGATATTGACCACCTTCATCGAGTTCTGCCGCTGCTGGGCGGCATTATAAGCGACGATACGGACGGTCTGGGCCGGCACTTCGGTCGACATGGTGACCCCTCCTCACCGTGCGACCTTCTTGCAAATTGTTTACTTTGGCATTAACCGGCCGGCCGAGTAGGCCTCGTGCAAGGCCTCGGCGATCGCCAGCTCCAGCCGATCGACCAAGGCCTGGCTGACGACGCAGCCGTGCATGGCCCGGAGCCCGGTGAGGAGCCAGCGCGCTTGCCATTGAGCCTCTAATGGAGGCCGAGGTTTCAGCGGATCCGCCAAATGCCGGCCCTGCCGCCGTTCAACGCCCGCACGGTGAACCGCTTCGGCGCCATGGTGCGGTTGGCGTAGCTGGCCGCCGCAGAGGCCCGGATAGGGCCACCGGGGTGGACGACGCACTCGCGCAGCTTGAGCTTGTCCAGGGGGATCTTTCTTTTGCGGCCGGAACCGCGGCGATGCTGCGGCAGCGGAATGTCACTGCGGATTTCAAATTGCATTGTGTGCTCGCATATTGCTCGGCAGACCAGCGGGCGAGATCGCCTGTGACCATTTCGAGCTGTGCTTCGGTGATTTCGCCGCGATCGAGCGAGCGATGCAGCGATGCGAGTACGCGTGTGACGCGGTCGTCTATTTGTTGCGCTGTGAGTTTGGTCATCGCTTGTCCTCTTTCGGCTAATCAATAATTGGGACGGGACGGATGACTACTCTTACAAAA